AATGAAAAAAAAAAAAAATGTTTATTGTATATTGTATGATATATTGTATGATATATTGTAAACGACGAGACAGAAGAGAGGGATTTTTGGGGCGAGGATTTTTTTGGAAAAGGGATAACTGCGACTTACCACTTAAAAAGTAAGATTATTTCTCCTGTTGGAGAAGCATTATGAAGTGCTGGCATCTCCGTTAGAAAACAGGTGTTGAAAGTGAGTAATAAGAATAGAAGAACAGGTAGTGCGGTATCATTGTATTTACCATACGATGTAAAATACCTACATGACCTTGCGAAAGAAGATCCAAACATAAATTGCAGTGAAGTATATTCCGATGCTCTTAGGGCATTGTTGGGTAATATTGAGCCAAAGCATCCTTTGGAAGTAATTAGAGAAAATCAAAAGAAGAAGATAAAAGAATTAGAATCGATGCTGAATACCGCTAAAGGACAATTGGCAATGACTGAAGAGCGATTGCCAAAAGAAATAGCCAGAATTTTCTTCATGGAGAATGTTCTTGGTAAAACAGAATATAGCGAAATGAAACAACTCAGGACAATATTGTTTTTCGATACAAATAGTCCTTCTCAAAACATATCGATTCCATTGAATGACCCTGATGGAATGTTGAATCGCTACATCGAACTCATTGGTAAATACGAAGCAACAAAGCATGGTCAATCAAATTTAGTTATATCTTCGATAAATCTTCAAGACAGGCATCCAATTGAGTTCAATACATCTGGAGGGCGTATTTGCTTCAATTCAAATGACGTTGAAGTGACTTGTCAGAATCTCCAAAGACTATCTGGAGACCCCTATCCAAAATACACTGAATCGAATATCGCTACTAACTTATGCGATGATTTGGTTTACAGATGCGATGCTTGTCTTAAAACAAGAGAGTCTGAACATAAAAACAGGAAACTTAAGCCTTATTGGGAACTTGATACATTGACTACAACACAACTAATTGTCGAAACTCAATCGAGTAAAAAATCTGTTGGATCAACAAGCAAACAAGGTCTTCTTGCTCGAAACGAAACTCTACTATTCGAATCCCGCAGGATGGCATTGATTTCATATTCTAAAACGCAGTGGGCCAACGAAAATCAAGAATTAGCAACAGATCTTGAATTGTTGAACTCTGAAAGGAACATGGCTGTAATTCAAGAGGACGGAGTATTGACCCCTCAATGGAACGGCTCTAACCGGTGGCGAAAGGGTACTCGAGATAGGATGCTTGCAAAGATGCGACACGATGGATTATATTACGATGAATATACGCAAAAACTCCAAAGGGTAGTCAAATTAAATGAATTACAATCTTCTTTCATCAAAGAGAAAATTGGTGCTTGGTATGATTCTGGATGCACATGGGATGAGGAAATCAGTCTTGTGCGACCCGACCACGATGTAATGCTTGAGAGCCATATTTCGACTTTGGCTGAGCATGGGAAACGACATATCACATATGTTCCCTCTCAGAGAGAAGTGATCGTTTCGCTTCTCAACGATGCAAGAGTAATTGGCCTCCAGTTACCCTGAATGCTAAAGTGTGTTAATTGGCATATTTGAACAAACACCTTCAATAAGACCGATTGCTTCAAGGAAGCCATGGCAAAGAAGGGCAAGAAATCAGCCGACGAATATTTACCTATTTTTTCTGGTGGTTCGAGGAAAGAACCACTTCGGAACAGAGTTATTCCCACTGTTGCTGCAAGTAGGTCAGTCAAGGCATATGGCCGAAAGCGAATGAATGAGGCAACATCGTTCAAAGGCATGGCGATTGTTGATGACTTAGGAAACGTAGTGCAGATTATTTCTCCGAGTCCAGGTAAAAAGCCCTCTCTCGAAGTAGCGAGGGGAGCAAAAAATGATTTGGAAATGAGTATTCGCCGTGATGTAAGCAGGGGAGAAGGTCTTGTTTCCAAATTAAAAATCAAGCCAATAACCGTTTATCAAAACAAAGAAGGAGCTTGGATTGATTATGAATTAGGCCGTCGAACGTATAATCGAAATTGGTTAAAGCAAGGCCGCAACAAAGTTCTCAAAAACCCAATTTCAGTTCCAAACACTTCTTTGCAAATCACAGCAGTTGGTATGGATCGCAATGGAAACTCTACGATTAGGCTAAAACCCACTGGTGGGGGAAAAGCATTCTCTATTCAAACTAACAATCGCGCTATGCAAGAAGTTCAAAGAATTAAAAACAATATTCCAGACGGACGTTTCATTACTCAAAAGGCAGGAGACCAAATTCGAAATTATATTGCTCGATACGGTACAAAATCGCAAAAAGCCAAAGCCTTTCCAAAAGCCATGATGAGAGGAAAATCCTCTTACCAAAAATACTGATTGGTGATTTGATGTGCGTCCAAGGATAAGAAACATAGACGGTAAAAAATACACCGGTGCATTAAATCCAGGGACTAAAAATCAGAAAAGGAAAGAAGCAAACTTAGCAAGGCAGAGAGGATACTTGGTAAGAACCATTCCTATTATGGGTCAAAGAGCGTATCTAAACTTCTATTCTCAATCTTCATCCCCAGCAACCAAGCGTTACAAGAGAATTAACTCCATTGGCAGTTTTCAAAAACCCAAAAATCGCTTCATAACGAATAATGTCGCAAGAACCTATGACAAACATTCAACAATTTGTAACTGTCAAAACTGCAATTCCAGCAGGTTTGTACAAAAAGGGACTTATTCAAGAGTTTACGAAAAAAACCGCCGTCCACAAATGGTAGTAATTGGCGAAAATTTAATCCCAATGTCGCAATCAAACAATTATTCTGCATCATATGGTAATAATTTAGACGTTGAACAAAGCCGAGGCGTTGATTTAATGGTTTCATCCTTACTCGACAGACCAGACAATAGTTTAGGAAAATCCGATGGAGGATTCTTACTTGCTGACGGAACTGGTTTTGGAAAAACAAGGCAATTACTTGCAGTAGCGGATCAGTGGAAAAAAGAAAGCCCGAAAACGGGCTTTTCATCTAAGGTTTTAATCGTCACTGAAAACAAGGAAACAATCGATGGTTCGTTCAAAAAAGATGCCGAAGCACTTGGTATCAACACCAATGACTTTCAATTTACGACCTACACCCAACTTGCCAGTAAAAGTAAAGCAGGCCAAAAAATTGCAGGAGAAAAATATGGCTTAGTTATTTACGATGAAGCTCATAACATGAAAAATCTGTTGTCTTTTCAATCAGAAGTTTCACGGTCAATCGAAACAGACAAAGCGATATTTGCAACTGCAACCCCATTAGATACAGCGCCAGGTGCAGGTTATTTTCTTTCAAGAGTATCTGGAATAGATCAAGATACAATATTCAATTCACTGGGTATTGTAAAAGAGAAGGGTGCAGGAGGAATTGAATACTACACGTCTGTATTGCCACCGAGGACAATCAAGAAAAGGCTGGAAAATTACAGAGAGCAACTGATAGCATCAGGCCTTATGATGAGACGAACTTATCCTTTCTATGGCAGCATCATTTCAAGTTCAGTAAAAATGAATAAAGGTGCTCAATTAGAGCAAGAAGACATTTTAGATTTTTACGCAAACCAAGTAAAAAAGTCAGCAACAACCTCCGGCCAACGCTCTCTTGAGTTGGCAAGGTGGGAAGAATACCAAAAAATCCCAACGATTTATGAAAACATAAAAACATCAATCGAGGATGGAAAGCAAGTAGTTGTCGCTTTGAAAACATCAGGAGAGCAAACCTTCAGAGGATTGAAAGAAAACGACAATGAATTAACCAAAAAAGAAGCAGAAAGACGCGTTAGAGAATTAAATGAGAGGTATTTTGTCAAGTCAGGTATTCGTCCAGGTCTTTTCGCTAAATTCAAAAATAAAAAAGACGGGTGGTATCCTGGTCGAAAGGGTGCTACTGAAATAATCATTGAAATGCTCGAAAGAGATGGGATTTCTTACTCGCAACTTACTCAATCTCAAAAAGGAATTAAAGAGGTCAATAAATTTCAAAATGGCGAATCTCAAGTAATGATTATGACGCCACAAAGCGGAGGTACAGGAATAAACCTCGACGACTCGAATGGGGATAAACCACGCCATCTAATCATAGGCTCGGCTGGTTGGGCAGGGGATAAAATGGAACAAATACTTGGCAGGGTTAGTCGGAAAACGACCAAATCACCTTCATTAGCAGAGATAGTTGGTCTCCAAGGCGGATTTGCAGACTCTCGCCAGAAAATAGTTTTGAAAGACAAACTATCGGCCTTACGTTCAATCACAGGTAAAACAGATGGAATGGAAATAGGCGGTGGAAAACTTGGTCTTTGGGACGATATTATATCTGACAGACAACTGAAAAGCATGAAATTGGGTTATGTGGTAAAACCACTAAATCCAATGATTGATCCTCTCAATGTGCGCTCAAGCAGGAACGAACTCGAAGTATTTGGGGGCTAAAACAATGCGTATTTATTATTCAAAAAGACAAATTTTCAATCCATTAACGGGTAATGTGATACAAAACACATCGGGCAATCGCCAAAGTCTAATAAAACAAATCAATAGATTTAGAGAAACCAATTTTTTCAACTCTCAAGTTCTTGCAAACGCAGAAGCAATGAACCTAAGATTTATTGCAAAAGGTCGGCCAGATATTGAATCAAATGGAGCAAAGGTAAGCCGTTATTATGGTGGGAATAATTGGTATTCAGTTCACACATCAACAAAAAACGGCCTAAGCAGGTTAAATTCGAAAGACGCTGAACTGGTCGAATCACAACTTGAATCTGAAACAGGTCTGAATTGGGATACCGACTCAGTTAGCAACTTTGTTCATCACGCCAGAGGGACTGATGGATTCAATGAATCAATCGCACTGATCTCCTGTTCAAAAAATAAAATATGGGATGATGAGGAAGAAGCCAAAAAACAGTCAGATAGATATGGTACGGACAACAAAAATAGAAGCATAGCATGGGCTAAGAAAAATGTCATACCTCCCTCGGAGATGAAAGAGCGAGGATTATTCGGACAAGAGCTTGAAACTGCAGAATTTTGGTGGGATTCTCGAAAAGAAGAATATAACGGGCCTGATTTTGTACCGGTTGTTGAAGCAAAAGACGCCTATACATCACCTCTTTTCAAAAAAAGTGTTGATTGGGCATTGAATAGAAACATGCCTTTCCACATAATGTCAGCAAAACACGGCGCTTTAGAGCCAAAAAACAACATTGAAAATTATGACCTAAAACTTGCTCAATTATCTAAGGCAAAAAGAAAGGAATGGGCCAAAGAAGTCATTGAAGACTTGAACTTAACCGGCTATCAGTCGAAAAAAAATCGCGTTAAACAGGTTTATCTTCTTGGAGGCAGGTTATATGTTGACACGTTGAAGCCAGAACTTGAAGCCCTTGGAATAGAAACAATCGAACCCCTCAAAGGTATGAGTATCGGTGAGAGACTTCAATATTTGAAAAATGACAATGAAGCCTTCGAAGAATTGGGCTTCCAAGAGCAAAAACCCCCAGGCTGGGATGATCCAAGAAAAGGAACTGCATCTTTGGAAACTATGAAAGAGGAAAAACGACGCGACCTTGTTTTGAAATGGTCTTCTCCTAAATTAGAAAAACAACTCAAAAGGGTAAGAAATCAACTTACGACCACTAAGCAGGCACAAAGTACAGCCGAGGAAATAATAAGGAACTTTTCGAGAACTGATGTTTTGAGTTCAAGGAACTCGCCCGTAATAGGAATGCAAGTTCAAAATGAATTCAACGAAACAAACGGAAAAGAATTTGACAAAGCGATGAAACAACTCAAAAAAGGCAATAATAAGAAACTTAAACAAATGATGGAAAAGCGAGGCATCGACTTTGAGACCTATCAACGTGGAACTCGGATTTATGGCGAGGATTTGAAAAAGAAAGCATATGTGAACTCTTTCACACGGCAAGAAGCATGGGATGCAGCAGTAAAATCAGCATTACAAACTTCAGAAAAACTTAGCAAAAAAGCAAATAAACTTAAAATTAAGGAAAGAGAGCTTCAATCAGCAATACAAAAGAATGCATAAAGTGTGTTAGAAATAAGTTTCCAAGGGTCGCTTTTCAAATATATGTTCTCTTTACCAATCTGCATGAGAAGTAGGGTTGCTCTTGTAATTCTAATCGCACTAAGTCTGATTTCAGGCGTAGCCGTTGCAAAAGACAGTGACGGCGACGGCATTTCCAATGAAGAAGAGGATGCTAATGGTAATGGTGTAGTCGATGAAGGAGAAACTGATCCAAACAATGCTGATACGGATGGCGACGGATTTAATGACGGCGAAGACCCAAATCCAACTGAACCCGATAAAGGCGGTGGGCCACCACCTGATGAAGACCCCAAGGTTGGTGAAGGTGAAGATTCAGACGGAGATGGTGTCGATGATGAATTTGATTCAGACCCCTTCGACCCTGATGCAGACGGAGATGGGCTTGAAGATGGCGAAGAAGATACAAACGGCAATGGAGAAGTCGATGAAGGCGAAACCGACCCAACCGATTCAGATACCGATGGTGATGGTGTCGGTGATGCAGAAGACCCTGACCCAACTGACCCATCTGTGCCAGGGGGCAGTGTCGATAGCGATGGTGATGGCGTCCTTGATGATTCAGACGAATTTCCCGACGATGATACTGAATGGCAAGATTCGGATGGCGATGGCGTAGGCGACAATTCCGACGCTTTCCCTGTCGATCCAAAAGAAACAACAGATTCCGATGGAGATGGTGTTGGAGATAACAATGATGACTTACCACTTGATCCATCAGAAACAACAGATTCCGATGGAGATGGAGTTGGTGATAATGCCGATGCTTTCCCAAATGATGCTTCAGAAACAACCGACTCGGATGGCGATGGCGTAGGCGACAATTCCGATGCTTTCCCAGATGATGCTTCTGAAACAACAGATACGGATGGCGATGGCGTAGGAGATAATACCGATTTGTTCCCAAGCGACTCTTCAGAATCGAATGATGAAGATTTAGATGGAACAGGGGATAACTCTGACGCATTTCCAGGCGACTCTTCAGAATCGAATGACACTGATGGCGATGGCGTAGGCGACAATTCGGATATTGACATTGATGGCGATGGCATCAATAATACAGAAGACTCCACGCCTTATGATGAAGACGATACTGATGGCGACGGGGTTGGTAATTCACAAGACCAAGATGACGATGGCGACGGAGTATCGGACGCAAACGATACTTTCCCATTAGATCCAAATGAAAGTTTAGATTCTGATGGAGATGGAGTCGGAGACAACGGCGATGCGTTTCCTAATGACCCTTTGAAATCTCAATCTCAATCAAGCTCTGTCAATGATGGATGCCCAAGCCCAACATCAGTCAACGGCTATTATCCTCTTTATCTCACACCTACATGCGCTGCTAATCACCCAGGCGGTAATGGTGGTTATCACAACCACACCTTAGCAGGGCAGGATTATTACATGCCAAACGGCCTTAATATGAATTCAAGTAATGGGCCTATTACACAATGGCATGGTGATTACGGGGTCAACGTAGGCTCTGGAGGCGACATATCTCTTGAAGATGAAGACGGATATGATTGGCTTAGTCTGGTGATTGTAGCGATTCTTTTGCCCACTATACTATACGGGGTTCTTGGTTTAGTTTCTTCATCATACACAAGGAAGTGAAAAATAAATGTCGTACCAAGAAAGAGTTAGAGATTCCCCATTCGATTATTTTTCAGAATCAACAGAAGCAATTGCGGCTATTTTTCTCACCGTATTTTTCTTATCAACTATATTCGTTTTGAGAAATTACTTCAAGACTTGGTTTACGACATTGTTCTGGTCAACCGTAGTGATCGTGCCGTTCCTTTCAAACTTCTATCATTTGTTTTATGGCGAAGGCTCAATGAAGGATTATGGTGGCGATGGCGACTTGCTTGATGTGTTTTCATCATCGACATGGGAAAATTTTGGATTTATTAGAGAGGATGGTGGCCTTGGAATTGGAGGCCCATTGTGGAACACATACGAAGTCACTATGCCTTTGCTGGTATTTTCTATTTACATTGTTGGTGCCTTTTACATGATAATGAGAAACGGATTGGATAATTTCAGAACTCAAACAGTCCGTTCACCTTTCTATTTGTCATTGGTATTCGGAGCAGTTTGGGGGATTGTGGTTTACGGATTCATTGCAGATGCTTCAGACAACGTTGAAATGTACTACTGGGATTTGGCATCCACCATCGCTTCAATGGTAATTTTTATACTGTTTTGGAATGAAAAAGATACCCTTTGATTCAATTTATGACTTCAATCCAGAACCAAAGGAAAAAAAAACCCATGAAAACGAGAAACAGCAATACTGGCAAAGCCCTTACAAAATCATCTATTTTTTTGAAAACGAACTCATCCCATTGTTGTAAATCATCGTCTTTCATTATATCAACTCACGGCAATGTGTAAGATACAGGATTCCCCTTAATCTTCACCAGAAGGTTGTCATCAACAAACCTATTACACGAACGTTGCAGGGTTCTATGGTCACTGAAACCGCATTTAGTGTAATCTGTCAAGGGCGTAATGGTGCCATATTTCCTGCAATGCTCCATGACATTATGCAAGGTGATGATGTGCTCTCTTCTAAGAGAAATATCTCGAGGAAAGAGAATCATGCTAAATCGGGCTTGTTCCCTATCGGTCATTTCGACTATTTGTTGATTAAGAACCGAGATTAAACTTTCTTGATCGTTTACTCTTTTTTTCAAATTAGCAGCCTCGGTTCTCCAACCTGCAAGTTGGAATCTTTCAGTTTGGCTTGTCTTAGTCAAGCAGCAATCCTCCAAATCGGGCTAACCTTTGACCGGCCAGTGAAAGTTTTGAAGGGGACTGAACCTACTTGTTCGAATGATTTGTCTCTAAGTAAAGAGCGTAATTGATACATTGTAATCCCGTCTGCCCAAGTTTTATTGTATTTGTCAAGGAGAGCTTGTTGGTCTAATCTGCCGTGTAGGTCTAAAATCGACAACAACCGTTCTTTAGGCTTTCTTGTACCGTAATGTTTCTGCATTCTCTCTGGAATCATTCAAGGCCACCTCCCCTTTTTCTTAGGTTTTTTACTTTCTATGATTTGAAATGATTTCAACCGAACACACTCTCGAACGAATTCTGCCCTGGAGGAATAACCTCCAGCCTTCGCCATTGCTTCATCAACAATTGTTACCAATTCGTCAGGCAAGTGGACGGCGTTAGCAGGCATTATGATACGCTCTTATTTCCCTGTGTTTATCAAATAAACGGTTGCAAAGAATACCAAAGACCCAAGAAATTCATTCTTTAACGGCCATTAGCACCAAAAAAACCCTCAAAGTGTGCGAATCCGTCAAATCGCACCCTATTTATTCATATAGAATCGGAGAATCCACATAGGCCATGAAGAATGCCTTCTCTGCCTTAATGATGACCTTTGTTATGCTACTTTCTCTGTCAGCAGTAGCCGTTTCTGCGGCTATTCCAGATGGCGATGGAACTAACGGAATTGACCGAAACCCGACCTCGCCAGAACAGGACGTAAGCGTTGTAACACGCACAATCGACATGGCTTCAGCGACGTCAAGTATGGAGGTGACCTTCGATAGCGGAATGATTCGAAACTCGAATCCCGCAGCTTCAACTGCAAACCTTGCAGATTTGTACAGCCCACACAAAATGAAGTGGGACGTTACTACTGCAATTCCTAACACTGGCCCTGGTGCCTTTGCCCAATACGCATTGCCTTCCGATCCAAGCGAACTTTCTCATGGGGCAGACCATGGGCTAATGGTTGACATTTCGGATACTGCTGAAGTCACGCTAATCGATATTGAGTCCTCTTCTCAAGTCAAAACTACTTTCCAAAATTGGTATGGCAGTCTTGACCGAACTACTCCACATGGCGTAGGAGATTCAATTTCAACTGCAATCCTCGGAGAATGTAACGACGTGGGCTCACGCCTTATCTGCAACATGAATGCGGATTTTGACGGTGATGCTTCAAACGGTAATGATGGTATCGATGATGGATTGACAACTAACATGATGGTTGCACCATCCAGCGGTGGCGGAGATGCTGCGTATGGATATGGCCTTTTGGCAGAAGGTTCAACCGCAGACAAGTATTTCGGAATTGATTTCCAAGTGGCACACAATGCTACACTTATCGTTGATGGAGTTGCCCTGGCAGAAGGCAACACACAAAACGTCCAAGAAAATGCAGAAGTCATCATTCGATGCACAGATTTGAAGTGTACCGAAGACGACATTGTTCTATCTGTTCCGACTGCATACGATGCATCAAATTGGGATAATGTAAATTTGATTCTACCAGACGATGCAGAAATTTACAATTCAACAAGCCGTATTTCAGTTTACGATCAAACCACATTCAAGTTGACCTTTGGTGTTGACGCTTCGCACACATCAAACGCAACCGCGTCAGGGGTTCTTTGGGACCCATCAGTAATCATTGAAACAAATGAGCCTGGTATGCGTATGGGGAAAATCCATGATGGAGAAATGTCATGGTGCGATGCAAGTTGGTTCTTGGCAAAGTGCAACGGCGCTGAGAGCTTCGACGGGAACACAACCGATGGTGCTGACGGAATGATTATGAGAATCACCCTCCCACTCGAAACCTTCTGGAGCATGGCTGCTTGGGGCGGATATGACAACACAATGTTGCAAATCACCCACCCTAACACAGACTCCTGTTTCAACGGTCAAGTCAACACTCACATTTACACAGAGGCAGGTTATGATGCTCTTGTTTCTAAGAATTCAATGATAAATTACTTGCTTTCGGGCAACTACTACTCAGTAGGAGACTTTGGAGTTGCAGACTCTTCAGCATCCTTCGGCACAAGTGCCGTTGACTATTGTACTGGCTCAACATCAGGAATCGTAGCCACTGACATTAAGTTGGACGCACTCGCATCTATCACACAAAACCCATTGCTTGTTTCTTACAACAATGGCATGTATGATATTGCAGAACGAGTCTTCGACTTCTATGTGGTCGTTTCCCCCGAGGTCGGTACAATGAACGCTGGCTCTCCTTCGTTCAATGTCAACATGGAAGGCGGAGACGCACCAAAGTTGAAATTCACACACAGTACAAACCAAGATCCACTTGCAAATCAACCTGGTATTACTCGAACGACAGATACTACAAATCAAACAAACCCTGCTTTCGCAACACCATATGTAATGCATTACTCAGGAATCACTCCTTCAGACAATGTTATTCAGGGCCGTGATTTAGTTGGTTTCGAACAAGCAGGTGGCGACTATGGGCCTGAATTCATGGGAATCCAAGATGCATCAACATGGGACGCAAGAACCGACGAGGCATCATACGCACCAACAGAAAGCACTCCACGTTCAACCGTTGAATGTGGCGTTGCAGTTGCAGATGCAGACATGGTGGAATCCTCAATCGAAATTTTCACAAATGTTGACACAAGCAAACATACTGGAGAAAACAATGAATCAGAATGGAAAGCATACGGTGTTAGAAATTCAAACAACTCACTTTGGGGAATGGGTCCATTCATCGGAGCAAACACAGGTAATCTAAGTGTTGACAACAAAGAAGTCAACACAGGTTCGAGCGCCGTTTCATACACAGGCGTTTTCGTTAATGGAGACAACTACAAGGCAGTTTGCACATTCAAGTTTACTTCTTATGATGTTCAAGCCGAAAACTTCACAACACAAACTCTAACCTACACAACACAGTTCTCTGCCGCTGAAGACGGAGATTACAACTCTGGCGGTGGCGGAGATGTTGGAGATGATGATGGCCTCTTTGATGACCTCGATGGATACGACTACTTGATTATCGGACTTGCACTTGCAATCGCAATTCTTGGCGGTGTCATGCTATTTCGTGGCGACCGAATGAATAATGGATTTGATTGGTTCGATGATCGCTTTGCAATGGTTCTCTTTGGCGTGGGTATTATCCATGCCTGGATTGCTCATCACTTCTTCTATGACGTGGCCGACCCACTGAGCGAAGAATGGGCTCTTGTCATTGGTTCAGCCGGATACATTGTTATCGGGCTTTCGATTTATCTCTATGGAGGTGGAAACACAACACGTTCAATGCGAAACATGCGCTACTTGGTCGGAGGATTGCTTTTGATTCTCTTGGGAGTTCCAACTGCGCTCGAAGGATTCACAGGTGGAGACTTCGAAGACGTCTCCTGGACATTCCCAGTTTACGATGTTATTGCTTTTGTCGGTAGTGCCATCGGAACTATTCTATTGGCATCAGGGCTTGGCATTCTATTCCGAAGGGAGGGGATGAACTGAGTACTCCATACGAAACATTTGGAGACTTTACCAATACCGATTGGACCTTCTTCCTTGTAGGGACTCTATCGCTCATCGTAGGAATCTATGTTATGGGTGCAAAAGACCGAGACGGACCATTGGGGCTCAGTATTTGGTCCTCTTCTAATTTCTCCGCTGCAACAATTATGTTTGGATTGGGGACTCTTGGAATGTGGCTAACGAACCGCCTCGACGAAGGAATGTTGACTGAATTCTTAGGAGATGGATCAACGGATGCAATCTATTCGCAGACCATCGGAGTTATTACGGCATTTGCTCTTACAGGTGCAGTGATTGTAGCTTCGGTTATGGATAAGGAATCACCCTTGCCAAACTGGACAGGGCCTCTTATCGGGTTCTTGGGTACTTCAGTGCTCTTTGCTTCAGGACTTACCATCGTGGTTGACAAATTCTATACCTCTGGCTTCGAGTCGGGCGTTGATTGGATACCGCTATTCCCACTTAACGGCTTTTTCGCAAGCATCTGGTCAACAGCACTTCTTGCATACGCTACTGCGACAATCAATGGCATCTTGAAGGCTCAAACAGAAGCCTTTGGTGCTGATATTTGAAGCCATAAAATGTGATGATAGACCAATTACATGCGCTGGATTCATAACCTTAGAAGCATTGAATTGTGCTATGAAGAGAAACGTGTCAATTGGCGTATTCTTGGCCGTAGTGATGTTATCATCGACTGTCCTTGCATCATTCACCGTTCAACAAACATTTCAACAGTATGGTAAGGCAGATAATTTTGATGATACCAACTCCTTGAATGAATGGTCAAGGAATGATGTAAATTACCAACCAGAGGCGCACTTCACGAATATGTTTACAACGCAACCCTCTCCAGATGGTACGCAAGTTGACACATATGTTTTTTCAAGCAGAACGTATAGAATGCCAGGAGGGGAAATTGGCCTTTTGGATCAAGACATGGGGATAGTGAATGGGTACTACGGAAACACAAACCCTTCGCAATCTCTTCAACAAATCAAAATCCAACCCTCGTCCAGTCAAGCAAAAATCGAATCCGAGTTTACTTACTACACGCCCAAAGCAGGAGAAATTGACCGCTATGGTGGCAATTACAATATGACCTTCCTCGGATTCAGCGATGAAAAATTCTTACCTGCCGATTTGCTTGAGAATCCTCATTCTTTTACTCACACCATGGCAGTAGGGGAAACGCAATATTGTGACGATGACAACAATCCATGCATGTATCAATCCAATCACATTACTTTGCCGTTGTGTGAAGCAAATAACTGCACTAATGCAGACCATGATACCCGACTGAGGCTTGCTAATGGCGATTATTCACCTGGCATGACTGGCTGGCAAGTAGTCTCGAACATAACAAATCAAGCTCTTACCTATGAAATTGAAAGCGAAGCATTGACTAATGGAGATTCAGATTTCTATGTGCGGTTAGCGGGAGAAGATGATTGGACAATGCTACAAAATGGAGACGCTCGCGCATCTAATTTTATCGAATTTATGATTGCTCCTAACGAATCTGTATATTCAAACGCTTACTCAAAACCCCATTCAATTAGAGGCGAATTGCCAACACCCATGCTCTATAACATGACTTATGACAAGGAAATACAAGCGGAAAATTGGGAACATTCTGTTTATTTCACTGAAAACCGAGCGTATTTGTCATTTAATGCAACTCATAACCCAGCATATTATCAACGGATCAATGAGGAAGTAAATATTTCAACGAACATAACGGCTGATTACATCATATGGGACCCCGAAGTGGTTTACGTTGATGAAGACAACGTATGGTCTAACGATGCTAAAGCATCAGATATGTCTTGGAAACAAGGAGTTGACAGAGATGGTGGGCATATTTACGGATACGCTGCACCTTCTGCCATCGAACTGAACGGCCAAAATACATTGCCAATAACGTATGATAATCTTGTATTGGGTAAGAAGACCTCGGGCAGTATAGCAACAGATGGAGGCTATTGGTGGGCTTCAGGTTATGCAACTCCGAAACATGGAAGTTGGGACAATTTTGAAACAGGAGACGGTTGGTGTGGAGAATCAAACTCTTATGGTCATGCAGGTTGCTCTGTTCAAGGTTTTTCTTCAAATTGGGCTGGCGACCATTGGAATACTGATGATACGACAGCGTTGCCACTTATTGACTCCACATACGACTTCGACGGAACAGTTGTAGCATTCACAATGGACAAAAATTCATGGATTAGCCAAGGATTTGATGGCTTCGAAGAATTACACGTCGAAGTTGGACTTCAATCAATGGGATATGCAAATTCACTTTCCTCTTCTGGCGGTTGGTCAAATGGATTAGGCTCTTGGTTTAATGCTAATGGTGGTTGGTATGAAAATTGTTTTAATGGTTTCATCGACCTTTATGCCGTACCCGAAAACGATTATGATAGTATGTACGGCACTGCTCAATATTCATTCCCATGGTATCCAGGTCAAAATGAAGACACCTACGGTTGGGTCTCCACTGATCCATCCGATACTTCGGAAATCAATTGGGGTATTAGGCCAGACAATGATTGGCGAACTCCTGAGTATTGGTATAGAGAAATTGGCCCTTCTAATAATGGCCCAAAAGTGTACATGACCGAATACTCCGATGAGGGATATACAGACGGCCCAAGACAAGGCGGAGCAGAACACACATACGATTTGAGGGATAACTCATATTGGGCGAATATGTACAATCACGAATTAGGCTCAACAAATACGGGGGTGCAAATGAAAGTAAACAACTGGCAAGCGCATCGATTACCAGACGGGTATAAAATCCTAAATGACGACCACCTTGAAGATGGCGGCGGCGCTTACGCAGGGGATAGAGCACCTGGATATGACAGTATTATGAATAGAGGCGAGGGATTGTACCAGTCGTCATTTAACCATGTTGCAGATTATTGGGACATTAACTTCTATTCCGATTCGGAGTTTCCTTTTGGCCCAACAGGATTTTACGATGCGTCAGTAGGTACAGTACAGCCAGACGGCTCGACAGGCCCATCAAGCAATCTCGCATACTACCATTTAGAAACCGTCGAGTTAGGAACTGCTCAAACCGATTTCTGCTATGATCCAGTTAGTACCACAGGGCAAACTCGAACAAATAACATGGTTGGAGTCGAAAGCAATTCCAAAGTGCTTCTTGAGCATGACTCAGTAGAAGGACAAACATATCTCAACATCGACATTGGAGCAGACTACTATGACAATGTTCTCGCTCGCTCGACTATGATGAGCACAACAGAGCTTATTGAAGCAGGTTGGCTTGATGATGCTAACGATGATACTGTGGAAGGATACTTTTTCATTGACATTCGCTCAAGAACTGCTTGGAATACGAACACACAAACCAAGTCTGGTGATGATTTCAGAACTGAAGACGACTGGCTCACTTCAACTGCAACAGGCCTTAATTCAGGAGGCAATTCAAATTGGCAACCATTCAACTCTGTCCCACAGTCTCAGACTCCAAATATGGCAGTGTGCTGGGGAGATTGGGGCTCAAGCACCGATAGAATGGATACAGAAGACGGCCACTGGTGGGATTACGAAACAGAACAATTCCTTCCATCAAACTCAAACAACGGCTGGGTTCAAGATGACACTTTTTGTTTAGATAAATACGGTGCCGCCGGCGAAGCAAGGAAAAACATAGATTGGCAGGATTTCATCGACACCACGACATGCGTTTCAGATGAACCAGTAGCAAGTCAAGTTGGACAAAACCCCGACAAGGCATTTTGGTGTGGTCTAAATTTAATGTCGCCAGAGAACGACGATGTTGAACCAATTAGAATTATTGCTCAATCAGCGCCTTACATCGCAGCAATTGACTTAGACCCAGACGGTGATGGTATCCCTGGGGATGGTGTTGCTGGCGGTCAAGACCAATGCCCGAACACAAATACAAATCAGGACGTTGACGAAGATGGTTGTCCAACAACAGAGACACCATCTGATGAAAACTTGGAAGACGACCAAGACGAGTTAGCGCCGTATGGCGGTCAAAACGATTACGACTCCGATGGCATTGTGGATCTATTCGACAAATGCGATACAAAATCGGGAGTAGGATATGCACCCGACTATGCAAACTACACTACTCAAGACCATATTCAATACATTGTGAATAGGTGGGCTCCAGGTTCGAGAATTTACGTTACTTCGTTTAACAGTGTAGGATATGAAAATTGGAGACCAGGTTGCCCTATTGAAAGGCCGTATGAGCCTCAACAAGACGACGACGACGGCGACCCAGGGCAGCCAGGACCGCCCGAGTTTGTACCTCCATGGAATCCACCAGAGTACAGTCCATGTCAAAATGGAGAAGAAGATTTAGGAATTTACACATGGGAGGATGAGGATTACGACTCATTTGACCCCGATGGTGATGGTTACCCGACAGGTCAAGAAAGGCGTGAAGGAACGGATGAAAACGACGCAAACTCAAAACCTTCTGGTTCTGCTGACGCAGCAACAGATTGGATTGATGAGGACTGGAATGACCTAAAGGATAATGATGGCGACGGTCTAATCGATGAGGATGGATTCGATGATTGCGATGGTGACGATTGGGAACTATGGACCGACCCGACCTTTGACGGAAGAGTTGAAGCTATGTATTCGGTAAAAGACCAAGACGGCAGATACATTCCCAAAGGCAACTCACAAATTATTGCTGAGCAAGACAATCAAATAAACGATGAATGGAATGTTTACGATACATCATGGGAGGAATTTTCAATTAGAACAGATATGCGCTCAGAGCCATTGCTATTCCATCAAGACGTCCTTTCACAACAATCAACTCAAGTTCAATGCAACGCAATTATGAAGCATGGTAGCCAAGCGAGAATGAACATGCAACTATTTGTATGGATGCCTTGGACAGAAATAGATCGCATTGTTGATTCAAACATAGGCATTGAGCAGTCCGACCTGAACTTAGGATTTTTCGGCAGAAATCAAATTACAAACTACACGGACCCTGGGGGCTCTGGTGAACGAGGCGCATATGTGCCATACGGCCAAGCAACAGGATTCCATACCACAATGATGCCTCTGCCAGTTGGTACAGGCAATCAAAACTATTCTGGTTCAGCGTTGACGGGAGAAGGGCAACGTTACTTGGCAAGTCAAACAGGATGGCTTGGCTTAGACGAAAACCCACTCATGTTTGTTAATTTTGCAGAAGGGCATTACAGAATGAAATGTATTGCTGAAGAAATCAAATCGATTCCCAACTCAAGTCAAACATACGTTGCCAACCAAATAGTAATTCAGGATTTCACGGCAGTTGCTCTATGCGTTGATGGAGATTTACCAAACCCTCCGAACTTAAATGGAGATTGTGTCCGAACTAATGGTGGTGGATCAATAACAACTTCTGAAACGGTTAATGCTTTGCTCGACAATGTAATCATACTCGGCATAGCAATTATTCTATTGGCTCTGTCCGTACTTCTTTGGTTTATCGAATGGCGTATTGCTGCTATTGGCCTTGGTTTAGCAACGATTTCTTATTCCTTGTCATTGGGAGACGAAGGGCAATTATTTGGAACACTCCTGCACGTTGGTTTGCTCGCAGGATTTACATTAGTTGTAGCCGAGATTGGAAGCAAATTAGGCGGCTTTGGTCTTGCAGGTGCATTGTATTCATTTGCAGGCGCAGGATGGTTCTTAATGCACACATTAGTTCTCTTTGACATTATCGAAACAAACGACTTCATAATCAATGCTTATCCATTTGTGGCGCTAATACTTTCCTTGATATTCTTAGCGATAACAGTCGCAGGTGCCTTAGTCGTGTTTGAATTAGATGATGAACCGTGGGTGCCCGAAATGGTTGACTTAGATACAATATCGGGAGGCGGATTGCTCGCTAAAGGAATCATTGCTAACCTTCGAAATGAAAGAGGTTAAACAAATGTTTGGCAGAAAAAAGGCTAAACCGAGATTGTTTAGAGGAAATGCCGATAGCGTTTCCCGAACCGGTAAAAGGAGAGTAAACCGAGCGAAAACCGGCGGAATGCAAAGAAGATACAATCGACAATCCTCCAAGTTGAAAAAAGCAGGGTTCAAGTTCGGTGGTGCTAAACCAATGAACCGAATGAATCCAACAGAGCTTGCGAAGATGCACAAAAAAGCAAACTCTGGCAAATACGATGTTAGAACAATAACCGAGCCTCCTAAGTGGGAGAATGAAAGCCCAAGAGAATATGTTATGTTTAGGAGGAAATCCTGATGCTCGAAGATTTTGTTAATCCAGGCGGAGGGATCGGTTATGAGATGCTGGACTCCAGTATGTTTCAAATTCTCGCCGTAATATTTGTCGTTTTCTTTTTCATATTGAGAAGTTGGAATGGCAGACCTGGGTTTTGGCAGGATGAATATGAATACTCATTGTTCGTAGGAACGAGTTTATTTTTGCTTACACTATCGCGTTTTTGGTATGGAGAAGCATCGGCTTCAGCATATGATAATTTGACGGATACTGATGCGTTGTTAAATTCCTATGAATTAACCATCGCATTCACATTTCTAATTTTTGGCGTATTGATCCCTTCATTCTTTTTCCCCCTTCAACTTGAAACAGGGCCTTCGATGACACTGCTACGGCTAATTTCATCATTCAGTTTCTTCGTTTACATTTTGCCTTTAGCATGGAATTCTGATGCCAACGATTTAATCTTCTATTTCCAAGGTTTAGATTTACTACATTTGGGATTATACACTGGTTATGTGATAGGATTTATTATTTGGTGGAGGTGATTAGTTTTTGAAGCGAAGATACAACAGAAAAGGGCCTGGTAAGACAAGGAGATTTGGCTTAAGAGATTATCAGTTGGGCAATACGTTTAGAGCCATAACTCTTGATTCTAATGGACAGATACAAACAGAGTCTTCCTATGAAGAAAGAAACGATAAAGCGCAACTACAAGCAATGAAACTTCGTCGAGGCGGAATAAATGCCAGAGTGGTGAACGGGTCAGGCTGGACGGCAATCTATGTTGGAGTTCAAACCAGCGGCACGAAAGTACAGACAGCCAAGCCTCTCGGGGGCAGGTCATGGGGGCCAGATGTTCCGCAATCGATGATAAAACAGTTGCCGCAATCAGCCATAAAACCGGTTGACATTTCTAAGACGTTCGGAATCAAAGGCGAGCCAGTGAAAGTCGAAGTCAAATCTGAAGTCAAATCCAAAGAGCCATCTTCGGCTCTTCAACAGTATGAAGATGACAAAGCGAACATAATTCGAGTATTACTTTCTCAAAAGAAACCAACGGAGCTTGGCATGGGAACATTTTCTTCAGAATCAAGCCTAATTGACGCAGTAAAAATCGTAAAGGAACAAGATGCAGTTGAATTATTCGCTTCAGTGCCTTTACAAGACGGACCAAAGGCATTAAAATCGTGGCTCGAATCTCTTACCAAAACAAAGGAAATCGAAAAATATTCTAAAAGAGAAGACGTCAAGAAATTGGCCTTAGTCCTTAGTAATAGGAAAGACCCAACCGTTGAGAATTTAGAAGGTGTTGAATTACTGGTGGCATATTCAAAGAATAAACCAGTAGCATTCCAACTTTCCGATCAACTGACTTCAACTAAAGTCCTGCAAAAAGCCCAAGAGAGGATGGATAAGAGAAAATTCCCCGAATCAGCTTGGAAAAAATTTGCTTCAAATTTCCAAAGGAACAACGCATGAGGAATAAAAATGACAAGAACTCGATTTTCACCTCAATACTTAGGTGGCTATCGAGGCCAGATACGAAAGTTAGGCGTCAATGGGCAATCAAGGCGCTTTCAAATGGTAGGCATGTCCTATATTCCTCAAGATAAAAATTCACCTGCATCAGAAATTCAAAGAGCAGCGAAGGTCGCAAGAGACAATGGGTTTTATGCGAGAATCGTTGAAATATCTAAGGACAAGGCTCTTCTCAATACCAACAATAAACCTGGTGCAAGGCGATGGGGGCTTTTCCTTAGACCCAAAAAAACACCCAGGAAGGATTGGCCCGTTAATGACATTGATAGACAAGGCAGAATCGTACGGCTCAGCAGGAAGGCTACCAATCAAAACGGGATAAATCAATTACTTTACGATTCGAGGGCTAAGGGCCTTTACACAATGGATACTGCAAATGGGACAATGGTTGATTATCACCATCCAAAATCAACAGATCCCTTAGCAAGAAATCGTATGCTTAACCCAATAAAAACCGAGCCATATATTCAACAGGCAGCGTTTGAAGGGTCATTAAAGGATTTTAATTTCCGAGCGCCAGATGATTCGGGAATCAATATTTACAATAAAAGGTGGTCGCCCGATGAACTCCTTTTGACTGAAGAACTCGATGCAATAGCGCGTAGCACGATAAACGATAAACAAATATCGGACTTAACCTCTGGCTATCTGTGGATTGGAGGAACGACAGAACTTGGTTGGAGGAATAGAGTCGGAGTTTCCCAATGGTTACAACAAAAAGAAGGCTACGACCCCACACTAAACAACCGTGATAATATCGAAAGTATGTTTGGTGAAAGAGTATATGACGCAACCTTGGCTAATTTAGACAGTCTGGAATCATCATTAGAATATTACCTCCAAGACACCCTGTATTTCCCTTACCTCAAAGGAAGCGATGCGCCTTTCTGGGTGCGTGGACGCTATCACCCAGGATTCATCGAGCATCATCCGTCGAGAGCGAGGACTGAATCTTTTATTGGAGATAGTGCCAAAAACATTCCGCAACAGATGGTCTCGCAGTTAATCCGAGACAGTTGGCAAAGCACCTCGCCTGAGCACGTAAGAAACAAGAAATACAACCCCCGATACGACCAATGGATCATATGGGCTGATAAGAAAAGACAAATTTCACAAGATGACAAAGATATTCAATATGACAAATTGATTAGGCTTCTTCAGCAGGGGAAATACGAATTCGAATCACACGATGTTTTGACTCAAACGATAGACGAATCCATTGTCAATTTTTTGAATGACAATAACATAACTGACAAAAGTTGGCGAGAAGTCACCAGCAAGCCAGACCCGACTATCGGTGGCGGAACAGTTCAAGGCAGTTCTGGATGGAGGGCTGATACATGAATAACTCTTGGGTAAGAAGGTTCAATGGTAGGCCTTACTTGTTTTCTAAGCGATTTAGAAATAAAAACGAGGCCGGTAAATTCGCTTCAAACGTGAGGGTTAGAGGATATAATGCCCGAGTTGTCAATTGGGTTGGAGGTTCTGGAGTTTACATTGGCAGAAGATATGACAGATCTAAAAGCGAAGCAAGGCAGGCTTGGCTAAACCAAATTCAAAAAGAATATAATACAAAGGGCATTGCTGATGCCTTCTCCATGCCAGGGGCATTTACAGGGTCAGTAAAGAAAATCAGCGTCCAACCCTTTTTCCATGAAAATGAATCATTGGCCGTACGACTAATTGAACAAGAAGGCGGCAGGTTTGATGGGCTTGAATGGTTGACTTTCGATGACAGAATCAGACTTAATGCCGCCAACACCAAGGACGACGTAGGCGACCTATATGCCCATCCTTACAATCCTGTATTGAATGCAAATGAACAATTAACCCATGAAAAAGCGTTAGTTGATTTGGCTACTGATGAACTCGTAAATTCTTGGAACGATTTACCAATATTCCCAGGTAATTACGACGAAGAAGAGCTTGAACTTTACAGAATAATCAAGGCTAAAGAAAATGTCGAACCAGTAGTAGGAAATGATGGTTTTGGCAACACGGCAATGAATTTTACATTTGGAGGACCAAAAAGAATAGGAGATAGTGCTATTTGGGGGTGGGGAGTTAATGTCAACGATTCCGAAGATTCTCCTGCGAGGTTCAAATCATTAAAGATCGCAAACGAAGACCAACCAGATTTAGCAAGATGGCACGTAGTAGTAACCTATCCCACTAAAAATGGTTTTGAAGAGACTCCTGTTTACGCCTTTGATACAGAAGAAAAAGCGGAGAACTTTGCAAGAAAGTTTGAAACAGTGGGGAGGGAAAGGGGCGAATATCTCCTTGACTTTGCAAAAATTCCACAGAATGATATGTTTACAAAGCAGGTAAAAGGAGGGATATTTTTACCTTACAGCGATGTTGACATAAACATCGTGAAAGAAACTCAATTTTCTAATTCCCAACAAATCGAACGGGACATGGAAAAGAGTCGGCGCTCGATGAATTTGCCTTCTGAACTTGGAGGTAATTTGGGCAACAATGTTCCAGGCTCAAAAGCAGTGAAAGAAATGTTTGATTTTCAAGAAAGAAAGATGAACGAGAAGGAACGAATGGAGGCGTATTATGAAGCAGATTGGAACTCGCAGTTTGCACCAAACCTCGACGACGATGATTATGAAGGTGATGATTTCGAAGATTTCTTAGAAAGTGCTAATGCCCCTCAACCAGTCAAATTAGATCCAGACGAATTTTTGGAGGACATAGAATGAAAAAGATAAATCTCAGAGAAGGGAAAGTAAATGGGCAGTTTATTTTTATTTTTGGCCGAGATGATGGAGAGGAAAGGTTCGTTATATTGGAGGCCGTAGAATGAGAACCAAGCCAATAAGAAAATTTGGAGCCCGATATTACAACAGGCTAAACATAGTGCCCATAGATAGCCAAAAAGCGAGAGCATTAGGGCGAATTATACGAAACAGAGGATACAATGCTCGAGTCGTTCCCGCAAGCAAAGGCAGCCGAATATATTTGGCCTCGAAGCCCAAAAAGGATGATTTCGATACCCAATTTAACCTCCGTTCTAATTCACCATTCATCGATTCAAAGGGCTCAAGCAGGAACGTTAGGATGGGTTTGAGGCCAACAATACCGCAAGGGATACGAACAGAAGCCGAAGAAGGTCCTAAAGCAGCAATCATTCAAAAATTGGTTGACGGGATAAAAGGTTACGAGTATGACTACCTTGAATATAATGATGAATTTTCAAAGATGATGGAAGACCTTAAATTCAAACGATTTTCTAATTTCGAGAAATTAGAAGAGGAAGAAATGAAAGAGATATTTGAATCGTTTTCGTTGAAAGACTTAGAGAGCATGGAGGGTGAAGCCGGAGGATATGACACTTACCAAATGCTTCAACAAAATGTTGACAATATGTATGACATTGGAATAGACATGAGCATGGGCTGGGCCGATCCTAACAGGTGGGGTGGGAATCCAACCACAGAGATAAATTCAACTGACTTTTTCAACATGGCCTTGGCATCACAGATTTATCGTTTTAATCAAGCAAATTTAACACAAGAAGCAAATTCCCAAAAGAAGGCCGGACGGTTTAGTACGATAAGAGATGATTCCAACCAATATTTCGCCAATGAAGAGCTTGATTTATTCCCTTACTTGGAAACGCAGAATATAATACTGCCATTGCAAGCCATAATAACTTATGATGCTGAAAATCCTGAAGGCAGATTAGAAAGAGTAAAATTACAATCCGATTACTTCAGCAGGCTAATTTCAGAATACAGAGACGGAGAATTTCGAGAAAATGCTTTGATAAAACCAGAATTAGAATATGTTTCAAGGCTTGGAGGTTATGCTTCAGACTTCGATTTAGATTACTATGGTGATTTATTCGACTCTCAAGAATCGACATATACTTACCTTGACTATGCTAACGAAAGAAGCGAATTAGAAGATGAATTTTGGGGAGATATTGTGATCGAACACGGAAACCCAGATGACATAGAGCCTGGCATTGATGGATATTCCGAAGTGATAAACGTCTTTGGAGTAATGGGCTACAAAGGGGGGAAATATGGTTCCGATATTAAACTAAAAAATTGGTTTAGATTTCCCAAAGACCCAGACTTCTTTGATTCATTACCGAGTTTTCTTCAAAACATTGAAGATTACTCTCACAACAGAGAAATAGACCCTGATTCCTATACCGCTGAATTTACAAATAACAAAAACACATATCCGCTTCAAGGTTCAGAAGTGGTCATGTGGCGTGGTAAAATACTTTTAGAAAACAGGTTAGAGAATAAAGGGCTAATCAACAAGAAATTAGCAAAGGCGCTTAAATTGATATATCCTAATTATCCAGGGCAACTTACCACTGAAGACATACGCAATAAGATAACGTCTGACGGTTTCAAGGGCGACCCATTAGTTGTATTGTCATTTTTGACTGGTTATGCTTTACCAGAGATAACAGATGAAGACGCAAAGATGCTTGTCAATTTTGGAGTTGACAAAGTGTATGGCGATCCATTCAAACTTATCAGAAATGGAGCAATATCGTCTTCTGGAGCAAATAAAAATTCGTTGGAGAACGTAAAAGGCGCAAAAGACACGGAATGGCCTGATTTCTATTCCGCAGTAGCCAATCAAGTAAATTATGAATCAATTTGGAGGTAAATAAGATGAGGAAATTCGGAAACAGATACTATGCAAGACTCGCCAAAGGACAACACAAATCAGCAGTTAATGTTGCCAGTGTTATGCGAAATAGAGGCGTAAATGCCAGGGTAATCAAGGGCAAACACGGCTCGACAGTTTTCGTAGCGCCAAGGGTAAGAAGATTCAATGCAAAGGCAGTGATGAAAACTAAACCTGCTGAAGAATTGTTCAACGAAGATAGAGGAAGCAGGCTGAAAATGATTTTAGAGGAATCCAACGGAAGCTTGAGGAATTGGGGAGCCGACCTTATGGTATCTGAGAAGAAAAGGTGGGACCAAAATAATCGAAAATTGATTGAGCAAGCCAAGGCTAACAGAAGTGATTATTCGAAGAAGTATGAAACTGCTTTAGCCGAAGCAAGAAAGGAATTCGCAGATGTAGGAATGGATTTTGATGCTCCAAGCCGAGTGCCAATTGAAGACCGTACCATGAAACTCAAGAAATTGAAAAATGAGCAATCCAGCGTTGAAAAAGCCGAATTCGCAAAGAATTTAGAAAAGGCTCGACAATCGATGGGCTGGAAAGCAGGAGGCTATCTGATGAGAGATTATGAAGTCGCAGAAATGTATAGACGAGCAAATCTCCTAACTTATGGAATCGAAGGATCAAGCAGCCTAATCAAACAAACAGAAATATTCGGCTCTGCATCACAAGAATCAGCCAAGAATCCTGACGTTCCAATCGACATGGGGATGCCTAAAGCATATGGCCCTGAAGACTTGAATCAAAACCTCGCTCTTGACCCAAGCAGCGGTGCTCAAAGTCTTAAACGATTCAAATTAGGAGGTAAAAAGGTAAATTATCATCTATTTGCATTGGGCTACAATAAAAGCAGATTGCAACAAGTCTCGAGAGATTTGAAGGAAGCAGGATTTTCAGCAAGAGTCGTTCCTTCAGGGTATGATAAAGCAACGGCTCTTAGAAAGTGGTCTATATTCATCCATCCGACAGGCAAACAAAAGACTCAGGGATTAAAGAAATTATACGAAGACGACCCAGCAAATCCTCAATTTGGCAACGTAATGCGATCATTATTGTCATCCAAAGGATTCGGATTAGGCACATGGAATGAGGACGGTTCGGAAAGAGGATTTGATATTGCTCTTTCTGACCCTCAATTCCGCTTTACGGGCAGTGAGAACGATTATCAAAATATTTACAAGCTTGACTGGAGAGACTTTGACGACATTTACACCCAGTCATCCGAAAACGATTTTATTGTTCTAAAAGATAAATTAAGCAAAGGATTCGATGGGAAGGCGTGGAAATATGTTCGGGATAAAGAAGAATCAATGACTGCAAGATGGGCGGGAGAAGTCAACCCTGGGCCAATGGCACTGAATGTAAGGGTTTACAACCACGAAGAAAAGCCCGTTTCTGTTTCTTTTATGAAGTCAAATCGGCCCAAAAAGAAGATGAAAGCAACATTTACCTATCAGAATGGACGCCAAAAGACAACTCACTTTGGAGGAACGGGATATGAAGACTTCACCGTTCATAACGATGCAGATAGAAAATCCAGTTATCTGAACCGGCATAAAAAGAATGAGGATTGGAATGATCCAACAACAGCAGGTGCTTTGAGCCGTTGGATTTTATGGAATAAAGAATCGAAAAACGCCAGCATAGAAGATTACAAACGGAGGTTTGATTTGAATGCTTGATGTGTGTTTATTGGCCTCTTCCGAGGGGTTAATTGAAAAAAGATAGGAGGGTGTAGTGGGCATGGACAAAAGAGCGCCGAGAGTTCGACGTCTCAAAACGAGAATCGACGACAGTTATCCTTTCGTTGAAGTCCATTCAACTAAATCCAAAGCCCAAGCAATCAAATTAGCCGATTCCATGCGGGATGAAGGGGAATTGGTAAGAGTTATTCCACGGCAGTATGGGTATGGGGTTTTTGTAGGCCACGAACGCGCTGGAAAGGCAGAAACACCTACACAACAGAACCAAAGAAAGAGAATCACGCCAGACCCAAGAATCGGTGTAAAGGCTTACAACTCTGAGGTAAATCGATTAGCCGATTTTGCTGGAATCGATAAAGAAAATATGAAGGTCACAAACCTATCTGAAGAAGATGAAGAATTCAAAAAACTTAGGCGAAACAACATATTCGTCGGAACAGTTCACCTGACTCTGGCAGTGATTATGATTATTTTTTCTAATCCAGATTTTCGAATAGCAATCAGTAGCACTTTCGCAGCAGGCCCTCCAGGATGCGTTAATGAAAGCAGTTGTGAACAGTTTGTTATCAACAATTTTCAAATGACGATAGCATGGTGGGTTGCCGCGTTTTCTTTACTTTCAGCATTTTTTCACTACCTATCAGCCTTCATAGTTGAACCATATTACAGGAAAAACATAATCATGGGCAGAAACCCTTTGAGGTGGATTGAATATTCATTGTCATCAACGGTAATGATACTGCTCTTAATGGCATTATCAGGCATCACTAATTTAGCCGCATTGATCGCTGTATCTTTTGCAAACATTTCCATGATTCTCTTTGGGTGGATTTCTGAGATAATGAATCCTCCAGAAAGAGAGAAAACAGACTGGACTGCATTTATTTTCGGTTGCATAGCGGGTATCGGCCCTTGGATTACCCTATATGGCGCTTTGATTATCAATATCGAGCAATTGGGCGTCTCTTATACTGAGATACCTAATTTCGTGTGGGCAATTCTAATTGTCCAATTTGTCTTCTTCAATATATTCGGACTAAACCATGCCTTGCAATTCATCAAAGGATTTTACAAGAACGGGTATTATCAAGGCGAACTATACTACATTTATCTATCACTTTCAGCGAAGGTCGTCTTGGCCTTGATGATTTACACTAACACGCTAATATTGTAGGAGGAATTTAGATGAGAAAACTATCGGGAACAAGGAGATTTAACGGCAAGAACTTCAAACTTATGGGTACAATTGGCAACAAAAGAACTGCCTCGCAAGTCGCCCAAGTGATTCGAGACAGAACCAACGCATCAATTCAAAAGGGCAGAAAATACTCGTACAACGCCAGGGTTATTCCAATCAAATCAAGAAACGGTTATGGCGTCTATGTGCAACGTAAGTCAAGGGCTTACAACTTTACAAACCCCCCATGGAGAAATTTTCAAGATGGCCGTTCAATGGTGGACACGGTTCTTCTGAATGATTGGCTAAAGCAACAGATAGGTCATAACCCAAATCTAAGTTGGAGAGAAAATCTTAGGAACATTAGCGGCCCGCAAGCTCTTGTTGACCTTGAAAGACTAAGTGATCCAGTCAATGCTATGATTGAGGATGCACAAAAAGCCGAAGCCAGTTTTGATTTCAATTCGATGCTTGACGATTTACTTGCAGATACCGAATTGGGCCAAGATGCAGGATTCGAAGCGAAAAGCAGGGATGAATACAAGACAGAAATGGGCGGGGGCTTTTCCGATGAATTCCTAATGCTGACCGGTCCAGAAGAGCAGAGAGCACTTGTTGCAACAGAAATGCAGGATGCAGATGTATTTGATTTCCTTGACATAGACGACGGCGTTACCCCAAGGGACGATACAGAATTTTTAGCGGAACTCGATGCTTGGTTTGATAGAGAGTTCGAGCAAGAGAAACTACTGCCTCAAAATGTGGGCGAAACAATAGTGGATACGAAAAACACATTGGCGGTATTAGCGCAAAATGAACTTCTCGAAAAGGATGGTGAAAGCCTTGATGATGCACTTGATCGGATTCTCGGAGAATCATTCGACGAACTACTGAGAAATGAAATCACTGACGATAAAGGAAAAATGACGTTTGGGGATAGGATGCTTTCTCCAGAGGATATATTTTCAGATGCTACTTTGAATCCAGGTCTCGGCTTTGCACAGCCTAATGTTCCAGCCGGCTCACAAGCAGGATATTGGACATACAGGCCACTTGGCAACCTTGGAACATCTGTTAGTGATGCAGAACTGTTCGCTAAGAAAGATGCATTCTTGATTGTCGATTCAGTAGGCAACATTGTCTCGTCTGAATTTTATGAACGAGGAAATGGTTCTGAAGAAAGAGCAGCAGTTAGGGCAGCTTCAAACACTGCCAAATTACTGACGGCCCAATTCGACCAATACAAATCAGATGGTTTTTCTGAATACGGGAGGACCGCACCAGGGTTAGCATTGATTGATGGGACAGTCACCATTGACAGAGAAGGCAATTGGGCCGGATACGACATATTAGGCAGACAAGACGATTATACCTTAACTGCTGGCGACTTCGAATATTACGTTGATGGGCAGGAAGTGGCACAAGGGGGAGTCCCTGCTTCAGTCCTTAGAAATTGGATATTACCTCAGACCAGGGCCGAGTATGTTGACTCCGCACGCGAAAGAGCAGAATTCCTCGGAGTTGATTTTGATGGAGCAAAAAATGCAAATACGCTGGCAATGGCCGAACTCGCAAGACAAGAGGGCGCTTCAGCATCGATGGTTAATGACCTGCTAAACAACACAAAATATCGTATTTACGATGGAGATGGTGCTGCCGTTTCGACAACATTACCTGATTGGGAGACCACGCTAAAAGTTATTCGGGATTTTTCAAGTTCAGGCAGGACAGAGAATTTCGTTATATCAAAATCAAAATCTGACGGGTTAGGGAACGTAAGCAGGCTGGATGAACGGATATATGCAAATGCGCTATTTGATCCAACTATCGGATATGTTTTCAACTACATCGATAACGAACCTTCGACAGTGGAGGTTTGAACTTGGTCGCACAAACCCGAATGATTGGTAAAAGGAGGCATGTCTTGTCCGACCATTCTCTTGACAAGGCAACAGCAAAAAGAATGGCTGTACGCCATCGAATGCTTGGAATCAATGCCAAAGTAATCAAGCACGCTGAAGGCAGATATGCAGTCTATCGGTCATGTAATCTTAGGAAAAGGGTTGAACCAACAAATAACCAAAAGAAAATTCATGTGAATCAACTAATGATACGCCAAAATTTGAAAAATCCAAATAACCCTAAGCCACCAATCACTATTCAAACAAGCAAAGGATCTATTCGTGCAAGTGAGATTGATATTGAAGGCGAAAGCAAACTTGTTTACAACAATGAAAATCCATTGTCGTGCGGCGCTCGTCTATGGATAGAAACCAAAGGTAAAATCAAAATCGATAATTGTACAAGGTTGGGTTGAATATGGATAAACAAGCTCTGAATAAAATTGCTAACGGGAATGGTGGAGAAGGAGAGTTAAGTGTTGTATTGAACGACATGCTAACTTCAGGAAACAAATACCAACGCCTTATGGCTGAAGGAGCATCTGTAATGCTTCGAAGGAATCAAACTCCAAATCAAATAGCCTCAAAACTTCTTTCGGGAGAGGTCAAAAGCCCAAGACTCTATAACAGGAAATTAAGTGATTTTGCTAACATATGGTCGGGTGATACTTACAAGGGCTGGGAGGACACCGAAGAAGGAAAGAAGGCAGAATACATTGGTATCTCAATCAATCGAAATAGAGGCCGTTCTGGAAGATACAAACCAGATAATATTGGACCAACAAACTTACCTCCTTGGCTAAAGCCAGGAGATATAACAATAACCAGAATAGGAGGGAGAGTAACAAGGTATGATCCAGAAGTAAACCCTCCAAGAAACGCCATATTTATTGGATTAAAGCCAGGTGAAGAAGATAATTTTGATGTAGCCGCTTTACGTTATGAAATAATCAATAAAATTCAAAATGATGAAATCCGACTTAGAGGGAGCGTAAAAAAGGCATTAAAGGCTTCCCAACTCAAAGATTTGGATATAAAACAGCCATCTTTAGATAAGCAAAAATCCTGGGCTAAGGCGCTCGAACTAAATGAAAGCCTCGTAGAGAAACAAAAAATGCAAGTTGAAATCCAAAGGGAAATGGGCAATTCCATAATGCGAGATAAAAGATATAGGCCTGACTTCAAGCGTGTGTTTAACCTAAAAAACGAATCTAATATGACTGTTGACGAGGTAAATCAGGCTCAAGATACCGTAAATAGCATAGTCAACAATTATTTCACAGATAAGGAGATAAGGGAATTTCATAGACGCGGGGTTCACATGAAAATAGCGCCTTTACCCGAGGATATTGCAGGCCAAAACTACGGTAAAGAAGTCATATTTGACCCTTCAACGGTGAAGGCTGCAAACGGAATTACTGAAGATGTTGTGGTGCATGAACTGATCCACGCACAAAACAGATTTAGAGAAACAGATAATCCTAAAAAATACCTTAGAAAAGAGTCGGTAGTGGATACTGCCAAGGACATAGAGAACGATGCCGAGATAGAAGAAGCCGTGACAGAAGCAATGACGACTGCAAGGCTTCATACTTATGATAAATCATCAAATACAAACGCACCAAATGGCCCTAAAGAACTCTCAAGGAAATACAATTCTATCTTCAAACGGATGGGGAATATGCGAGTCGAAGAATTGCCCTCGGGCGACCAAAGAAAAATCAAAGAAGCACTTGAAGAGCACTATAAAATGACCGTACCAGATGAGTTAATATTCTCAGATAACGGATTTAATTATCGCCTCGATAACGATGAAAGCCGCCCGTCTGAAGGTTATTGGATATTCAATCTTTCAGACGCCTCCCCTGGGGCACCTAAAAATTTGGATGAAATGAGAGAGTTCGCTGACACATCACTTGAAGTAAACCTTCAAATGTTGATGGAAGGAGATGGAGCTGGGTTAGAAGATTACAGATATGACGCAATAGACAAATCAATGAAAGGCACTCTTGAATCACTACTTGATGAAATTGATGTTCAAGACGTAATCAATGCTGATAATCTCAGTGAAGCGAGGGAAATCGGCTCAAGAAGATACGCTTTCAGAGTCGATAGAAGAGAAAACGGGAACTCTGGGATAACCGAAAACGAGTTGCTGACCATTATGAATCCAACATTTATGACTGGAGAAGAAAGAGAAGTGGCTTTGTTGGGTGAAGACGATACGCTTGTCATTGATCCAATGTATGAAGAATCAGGAAGGTTCGTAGTAAATCCATTTGACCAATACGGAGATGCATACTTAGAATTTCTTTCAACATTCCCACCAAGGGGTGTCGATTTAGCAACTGAAATCGATACGACTTTAGGGGAAATGGAAAATCCACCAGGAGACACATTCATCGCTCACGGAACTTTTCAAGAATTAAACGGCCCGATAGAACAAACAGTTTTAGGGCATTTTGACAACGATGAAGAAGCACTTAGGCCTGAACTTTGGGAAAATTGGCAGGCTACTCTTAATCTTGATGCAGTCAGACGTGGAGATCCTCTTAACTCCACATTAACGGACGCTGAAGTGATTAAGGTCGCCCCAAAGGACTTCAAATCTATTTGGGACATTCACCCCCTATACTTCGAAAAGGATGGATACCAATATATCAAAAGCCATTACGATTCAGAAAGTCAAAAAATGATTTATAGAAATCGAACAAGAGACGCATCGAACGTTGACAACTGGATAGATGAAGAAGTAGGCTTCTATGCTCTCCCTAATTTGAATACTGATGAGATGTTTGACAACTTACAGGAAATGGATGGTTCGGTATTTCAAAGAATTTACAGTCGCTACAAAGATAAAAGGCGGTTTTCCAGCAAATCCTTCGATAAAATAAATCGAGGGACAATGAATAAAGGCGCAGTTGGCTTAGTTGCTAAGCATGTCAAAAGATTAGGATTCAATTATCGAACTGTACCGGTTAAAGGAGGAAAATACAACCTTTACATTAGGAAGAAGTGAGGTTTTGACTTGCTACGAAGGAACATTGACGGCCAAAGATTCGTTGGCATTCAACAGAGATTTGATTTAAGTTCTGCTGAAAAAATTGCTTCGAAAATAAGGTCCAATGGATATAATGCCAGGGTTTTCAACTCTAAAGGAAAAAAAAGGATATATGTCGGTAACACCAAAGCGCCTCGACGATTTCTAAGGAGATTTGATGAAATCAGAGGACCAAACTCAGAGCCCACAGGAACAGGAAGAATGCCTTGGTCGCCCCTTGGTAAAACAACTCGTCCTGATAGGTTTGGGAGCTATGATGGGATAAATACGGCAAAAGCGATTGAATACGTCAACTGGAAAACAAATGCATACAAAAATAGCCCTGATTTAAGGTATGTAGTGGTGGGAGTCAACCAATATACCAAAAATCCAGCAGATCCACTGACGCCAACTGGAGCCCCTGCAATTCGGTTGAATGATAGGCCATATTTGTTATCAATCGGCCTTGTACCATCCTCTGTTGCATTACTTCAGTTGAAATCTCTTGGATTTGAGATAGGTCCTAATTCCCCCATCGCCAAATGGTATAATGAAGACAGGAGGCTAAGAGATGAATCTTGGCATTCGAATAATCTAAGAAACATTTCTTACCATTTGGAAAACCAAATGAAAACTACGAGAAATGTCGCTGAGACGTTAGCAATGACAAAAGATAAGGCCTGGGGCAGTTACTTAGGCAATATTGAACAGCAATATTGGTATGAGCCAGTTTACAAAATAGGGCCTTCAGACATAGCAGGCAATCCACTTGCAGGCGGCGATTTCCAAGAATACCCAAAAGAAGGGTTCTCTCCATTATTCACCCTCGACCCAACCTTCAGGGCTCAAAGGCTGTCGGACTTTTTACCAGACATTCATTTCTATATGGACGACAATGAGATAGAGGAATGGATCAGCAAGGTAAACAGTCGGTCAATGGGGCAGAATTACGATAGAGATGCTACTGAGGGCTACCTGCCCAATGAAAAATCACTATATAGGGAGCCAAATGAAGATATAGCACTTCCATCGTTCAAACCCAATTACCAAAAACTGTTTGATAGAGGTTATGAAGGTTCAAGAATGATATTTGACGATTTCACATACGATTTTTTGAATTTGCAAAGGGCTCAATGGGGCAATTCGAAAACGGAGGATTGGCGAGACCCGTACAAACCGTTCAATTTTTTGCCTTATTTTAGTAAAGAATTGGAACTCAATGAAACGACTCAGTATGAAAATTGGCCGAACGGTATAGACACATTAAACCAAAAAGAAGTACGCAAATCTTTCCCTTCAATGTGGCTTGATTGGAACTTAGAAGTGCAACAAACCTTAGAATCGTATGCCAGATTTAGAGATAAAGACTTTGAGAAATCCACCGATTTTATTATGCCTTCATTTGAGAATGAAAAATTGGATAGGTTGCTTGAGATGGTCCCTCGACTTTCTATGGGTGAGGAAAATAACCCGAACGTCCTACAAAGAGCAAAAGACACTATTGATGAAATAAGCGATAGCATCGATAACAATAAGATATTGATAAATCTAAGAGACGGCGATGGCTCTCCAACAAACATATCAGGAAATTGGAGTGAACCGTCGCCCTGGCAGTCAGCATATGACTTCGATTGGATCAAAGACTCGAAACAAATACATTCGATGGGAGTTTCAAATAAGATGGTTGAATTAAGGCGGGTGCTTGGATGAAGTGTGATTATTGCTTGTTTTTAATGGATATTTTCAAAGGCAACAGGGGGCTGAATTAGGCATGGCTGACCGTCCTAAGCGTCCGAGATACTGGGAATCGGGCAGGAATCCCGTTTTGACCAGTCGTAAAATTGACGGTCTAACGTATAGACGGGATGAAAGAGTGGGCATCGTTTCAAAGGCCGAGGCAATTAAGGCAGCAAACGCTATCCGCATGTCTGACCTAAACGCCCGAGTAATACCTGTTAAACGCTCAACTGATGGCAAAAGCAGTACAATCGGGTATGAAGTTTGGGCTTCGAGAAAGAAGGAATACTTCGACAGTTTGATGGCTAATTCTTCAAAAAGAAACCTTGCCAGGGCGTATAATGCTCACCGAGTCGGGCACAAGTCTGTATTAGTTTATGCTGATGAGTTGGCAAGGTTGGGTAGAGTAAAGAATACTGGACGGAAAAACTGGATAGGTCGAAGAAAAAGAACCAAAGCAGACAGACTAAACCAAAAGGAAGCCGAAGATTTCCTTGAAATTCAAGAGAAACTTATTCGTGAAACTGGTAAAACCGAGGATGAAGCGACACTGGAAGCAATAAAATTCGCCAAAAGCAATCGAAAGGCCAGAGAGTCGGCTCGAGAGAAAAAGAAGCGTGATGAGAAGTTGGATTTAGAAGTTGCAATTGCTGAAGAAGAAGCGCGTCTTGCAGTATTTACAGATGATAAAAGACGATATGAAGCAGATATTCCGGCAAGAGAGATTTTGAGATATAACTCATTAGAGCTTGCCGGAATTGGAATCGGCACTACTGCCGGTTATGCAATAGCAAGCGGTTTTTCCCTTGCAGCATTCCCATTGATCCCAATAGCCACAGCAACAGGCTTCGTTGCTGCCAAAGCAACAAGAGGTAATTGGGGCAACGTAGGTTTGAAGCCTGGAGTGAATGCCGCTATTGACTGGACAGATGACACAGTTTCGTCGCTCGCCCAGTCATTAAGGGCATCAAAAGATGATGAAACCTTCGAATCCTCTAATTTATGGAAAAATGTACCAATTGTTAGGCGACCAGGGAAGAGGCCGTCGAAGGCCGTTAAAACAAAAGCCGAGGCTCAAATCAAAAAATTGAAACAAAAGCAAAAGAAAAAGAAGAAGTGAGGTGCAAACTTGACTTCGATACGACACTTTGACAAAAAGCCATTTTTACGGATTGCTAAAGCAAGCAAAAACAGATCCATGCAAAATGTAGCAAACACCTTACGGAATAGGGGATATAATGCAAGAATCATTCAAAATGTTCATTCACAATCTCTATACGTTCGCCCACGGCGATATTACGCACCGATACCAGAAACCGACCCAATGAGAATGGCAACATTCCCGATTGCTTTGGTTAGAGCAACATCAGAAGGTTATAGTGAGAATCCCAATATGATTTTGACTAATCCAAAAGTTGCGGATAAAGTCGCAAGGATGCTCACAGGCGTTGGTGGAATGACGGATTTGGGCGATATTGATGGATTGTCCCAAGATGTGTTAGATTTGTATTCAAATAATCAAGCATTGATTGATGGTCAAACTGATGAGGTTTACGACTATATTCAAAGATTGAAAAATGACGCTCGAGAAATTGCCTTGCTTGAGTATCAAAGCCAGCGAATAAAAGAAGACCTGACCAATCAACAGTTTTCCAAAGGCGGGACAAATTTAACAGAAGACCAATGGAATGTGATTCAAAGCCATCCTAAATTGGCAAACTTGCTTAGTGGGCCAAAAGGAGCAGCATTGACTCAATGGCTTACGATTAGTGGCTTACTCGCAAAATTAGAAGGCGACGTTACTGGCGTTTCTATGGATTGGAAAGATTATGATTTGAAGGAAATGAATGGAATGATTTCCCTCGTTTCCAATTCAGGACAGGTGTTAGGTGAATATGATAAGCGGGAATTCGCTGAGTATTTTGCATCAATAACACCCCTCGCAAATGAGGCTTTCAAGCGTGATTTTGTATTATTTTTAAGGAAAGAGGGCAAATCAGAACATAGTTTCTTGGCATCGCTTCTTACCGATGATTTGCAAGCAAGCAAGAAAGAGCTTGAATACTGGAATTGGGACGGTTGGGACGCCGAATCAATTCAGGATGTATTTGATGAAGGCCGTTCTGGATTCAAAACAGAGAAAGTCGATGATACTGTGGTGAAATACGAGGATGAAGGATTCAAAATTGTAATTGATCCAGCCAATTTAGTCGATTTACTTGGTAAACTTGGAATTAAAGCAGAATTGCAGAGAGGTTATTCCAGGTCAAAGTTTGTCCAATCCACACGTCAGTTTTCAAGCAATAATAGCGCCAGGGGTAAAATCGCAGAATATATGTTTGACAGGAAAATGAAAGGCCATAATGTTGTTCGAACTGACGATGTTCAAGCTCACCTTTCAAGAAACATGAAAAAACCACCAGTAATGGCTCAAACAAGTAAATTCTTGTCGCAGGATGGACGTTTTGATGACGTCGGATACAACAAGAAAGTCAAACTTTGGTCGATTAAAGACGGTGGTATTCGATAATGGACAGGCCGTATAAAATATATCTCGAAAGGACTTACTTGCCAAGCGGCATAGGTCAGAAGGTTGACTTGTCGAGCACTTTCGAGTGGGTCCCTTCTTCGGGCAGTGAACTACTCGAAGAGGATTTGATTTACGGCGGAGTGCATTTTGCATTTGTAAATGATGATGGAATCAAAGAGGGTGGCCTAACAGTTGCGAGAGAGGATCACCGAGGATTTCTCGGCTCAAATGTAATGTTGGGCTACAACCCCTATGGATGGGGTGGCGATGAGGTCAAACTTAGAGGCACTTCATTTGCAGGGTTGCCATTGAGGGTCATGGAAAAAGAATTAAAAAATCTGTTAGAAAAAACTGCAGTTGTCGATAGTTTGGATAGCGAGGTGATTGCAAGGACAATTGAATATCTGCCATATGCTCCAGCGGTGCTTGATTACAACGATACAATAGCAATACTTGAAGATGAAGAGACGGGAATGGGAGACATATTGGACAAAATCATAGACCCAGCAGCGGGATATTTTCCTGGTAAAGATTTTGATGATGATTTCGACGTTCTTGATTTTAGAATTGATAGGGGTTGGACTGATGAGGAAAAGAAAAGATTGACCGAAATTATTTTTGAAAATGATGCCTATTTCACAAAAGATTACTATGGACGCAAAATAACAAACCCAGGCATAATGGAAGAAGAAATGCTTGATGTTGTGCTAAAAGCAATGACTGATGTTGATTATGAGTTAGTAAAAAATTGGCTGGCAGGAAAACAAAGCAGGTTTAGCGTAATGGATCAAGAGGGTTTTCTTGATTTGTACACGCGTTTAGGCAATACTTACATTCGCTCGATGGATTATGGCCGTGAATACTTAGACTGGTTGCAATCAGACGGTTTTACGAAGAATCACCCCGAACTAACAAATGTTCTTCTTGAAAAATTGTACGAGCAAGATGTTAGGTGGCCGGATGGAGGACCCATGGTTGTCCAGGGGACAAAATATGATGGTCGGCAGGTTTTGGAGTTTGGAGAAACCGATTACGATAGATTTTCTCAATTAGGCATTGTTTTAGAAACTAAAGCTGCTCAGGAAATGGGTTTTGATGAACATTACCAATCTGTTCTGGCAGGTATTTTGAGGCTACTATCAACACCAACGGATTTTGGAGAACGGAGTTATGTTGGCGTGGATGGGCGAACAATAAGAAAAAACTTAGCCGATCAACTAAGAATCATGCAGCCAAACACTGATGTATTCCAAACCAATGCTGAACGACGAAACAATACTCCGATTGATATAAACTCTCAATTTCCACCTGGGCAGAAGAAGGATACTATGGGCTCAAGGTTGAGGCAAGACCGAGAATATTTTAGGTATATCAACGGTAAACGATATATGGGTTCAAGACCGCTTCAAGACGCACCCCAAGTAGCAAATATCCTTAGAAAAATAGGATACAATGCACGAATAATCCCTACGTCTAAGGGTAAAAGGGTTTATTTCGCCAAGAAGGAAAAAATTCCCTCATGCGTATCAAAGGCGGCAATTAACTCAGGTGTTTCTAAGGACGCTTTGTATCAAAGTTTCCGAAGAGGTTATGGCGCTGCGATTACCAATCCCGAAAGCGTTAGAAACAAATTCACAGGTAAGAAACGCCGTGGAGGTTGGCCGATAAATGTTCGATACAGTCCTACGGCTTGGGGTTGTGCAAGGGCAAAAAAATTAGCGAGGCTTGGAAAGAATGCTGGGTATGACAAAGATTTGCTTTGATTCGGTTGAAACCAGACTCCGCAAAAAGTGTGCTGTTTTCATTAAACTATACGGTGAATTGATAATTAGAAAGGGATAAACTGGTTTATGGCTGGCAATTCATACGGCGACGGCGAATTTCTGTTCGAGCGATTTGGCTTGACGGCAGAGCAAGAAAATGATTTCCTCAATATAATCATTTTACCTTTGACTCTCTGGTTTTTCGTTGTGATTTTGGGGCTATTTACAGGTTCTCCTTGGAACTCAATAGGAGAAGGTTACGACTATTTGTACGATTCTTGGATTGGGGGCTTTGCATCCCTATATTTTTGGTTTTCTTTTAGCATATTTATCATCATCACATCGTTGTCAGCTCTTTCGATTCTTATTTCAAGAGATCAATATTTTTTAGCGGTTCTTGTTGGATTAAGTGGTGGGCTTTTAGCACTGTTTGTTTACACTATCGAAGTTCAAGCGCAGATTTACAAGAGAGATAGGCCGTTTGCTTATACTGCTTTCAATTGGGCGGTTATAGCAGTCCTTTTGATATGGTTATTTGGTTCTGGCACTGCTACGCTGGAGGTTTGATTATGAGCGATTACGATGACGATGAAGGCTTGGAAACTGATGAAATCATCATTGTTGTCGGAATCCTTGGTCTTGGAGTATTGATCGTTGGCGCTGCTTTTCTATTCGATTTACTGAATGTGGCTTCATGGGGCTTTACTGAATGGTCATCCCTTGGCATTATGGCAACTATTGTCATTGGCCTGTTTGTTGCTGTCGTCCTCGGTTCAGATGATGAGGGCGAGCAGGGAGGCGTATTCACTTCATATGGATTCGCTCTTACCATGGGGTTCTTAGTAATCGGACTAATTGCCATTCAGACTAACCTTTTTGGGCTCATCCAAGACAATTCTATTTTGCTTGATTTGGACGGTGATGGTTCGGGAGATATACAATCGGGCCAACTTCCTGATGGATATGTTGACTACGGAGAGCCGCAACCATATGGCTTCGGTAACTATGGTCCTAAAAATGATGGATTGCTGACAGATGCAGAGGGTTGTGCAGGAGGTGCTGCGGCAGGCTTTGCTCTTGGAATTTGGGCAGGCCCAGGTGCCATCATTGGTGCTGCGGCAGGTTGTGCGTTAGGTTATTTCACGTCATCTTCTGATTTTGACGGTGACCCAACTACGGGATGGTGAATAATATGTGGCGTGTAGTAAATAATGAATCCGATAAACCCATGCGAAAGAATTTCGATAGCAAAAAAGATGCTGAAGAATATAGGCAAAAATTGAACAATCCTCGAATCCACAGTATAAGAAGATATGACGCAAGTAGTAAAGACTTAGATTACGCTTACATGAATGATTCTGTTGTAACGGGATGGCCTGGAAGCGGTAAAATTTCGAACATACGACGTAATGCAGATGGTACAGTTCGTCAAGTAAAGATAACACTGCAAGATGGAACGAAGAGCCCATGGCTAAATGCAAATAGCGTACAAATAGATCGCACATACAATAGTCAATTTTCGCCTCACATGATGTACGACCCAAAAACCGGCGAGGGATATTATGCGGAGCGTAAAGAAGACCATTTGAAATGGAAAGGAATGGGTTATACGCATTCCCCCATGAAATATTCAAAGAAAAAGACTGGCATGAACTGCGGCTGTGGACAAAATCCATGCAGAACATACGGGCGAAACAAAAAAGGACAGACCAAGGATTATTTCCGAGGTAACAAAGATGCAGTTGGCTTGAAACGGTTAGATGGAAATAACTTCTTTTTGGAGAGCGTTTACAAAACAAAAGTTAGTGCAAGAAGTCAACTAAACAGAATTAAAAAAGAAACGGGCGGATACGTCAATGCAAGAGTAGTGAAGAATCGAAACGGTTGGGGCGTTTACACTGCTTTATCAAAGAAATTCAAGAAAGAAAATTTGAGGTGAAAGTGTGAATAATGTAAGAATCGTAAACATGAGGACTGGAGAGTTAATCAAGACGTTTCCAGAAGGTCGAGCCGGATTTAGAGAGGCTGAATCATACTTAACCCGAATAAATAAGTCAACTATGGAAAATCACTACTTGGAATACATGAGTAATGGCCGTACAAAAAGACGGTATGGTTTTCAATTAGATTATTCCTTGCCAGTCACTTCATCTAACCAAGGCGATACAGTAAACTCCATCATAGGAGGAAGTGGTTCATTTGGTGGTGGCGCTCCGAGTTTTGATCCATCGTTGCCAACAAACCCCACACCCACACCTACGCCTCCTGATGGTGGCAATCCTCCAACTCCAACTCCAATAACCCCTACAAATCCAGGCGGAGGTCCTGTTGGCGGAGGCTCTGTTTCACCACCCGTATATGTCGCCCCTACAAATCCGCCATCCCAAAATTTACCATTGCGGCCATATGAAGAAGCGCCCCTTGTAGTAACCGGTGCTTCGGATAATAACGATGCAAATGTCGAGGCAATGGTCGAAAGCGCAAATGAAGATACAAGTTATACTCCTTTATTGATAGGTGCAGCAGGGGTGTTAGGCGCTGCTGGCCTTTACCTATTGAATGATGGTGATGATGAGGATAAAAAGCCAAAGAAAAGGAAGCGTAACAGGACAAAGGAAGAAGCACAAAAGGCCTTTGCATCTGATTTCAGAGTCATTGTAAAGACTTCTGCTCAGAAGGATTTGTTGAAATTACTTGAAATCGATTTTGCTCGAAAAGGGCCGCTTTTTATGGCTTATTCGAAAGACAAGCTCTCGTTGAATACTTCGAGGGATGGTTGGGTAATAGAAACTAAAGCCAAAGGTTTTCTGCCCTACTCCGAGGAAAATTTTGGCATGATACCAGGTTTTGCAAGGTTGCCTTCGGATCAATACTATTACTCAACTGATGGTTCCGTAGTAATGAATAGAGATGATTTCTCTGCCAGAGTTAAGGCCGGATTATACACTAAGCCTTCAAAGGTGCCTGGCTCTCCTGGCGCTTTGGTGTTTCAAGACCAAATCGGCAGAACGATATATGTTCAACCAGCAAGGTCTGATGCGTTCATACCTGCATTAAACAACACTATCGAAGGATATGTCAACCGTATCCCTTATGATCCAAAAGCCAAAGCCAAGGCTGATGATGTTTCAATCGAAGTAAAAAATGCTATGGCGAAGGTTGATGCTTTGAAGGCTCAAAGAGATATGCAAGATGCGGGGGTTATGACTGCTGATGAATATATCAAATCATTATCAGCAACAAATACAACCGATCAACGGATTCTCAGGCAACAAAAATTAGAGACACGTCAAAAAGAAGAACGGGAAAAACGAAAGAAGGCGTTGGAAGCGGCAGAAAAGGAAAAATTAGAGAAGGAAAGAGCCTTTGTTCAACAGATGAATGATAATTTAGCAAAAGAAGTATCTGATTCCGCGGTCACTAATACAAGGTATTCTTATGATAAAAAGTGGGTTACACAATATGTACAGTCAGGTCTTGGAGGGACTATTTCGCCATCCAGTATCGTTTCTTCATCATACGAATATTCCCCGTCTGGTTCAAAGCTTGTTTTGCAATATACTCCTGAGCACGCACAGGCGATAGGTTTGCCTAACGGTTTCACTTCTCAGTCTTTCTCGAGAGCCAGTATGGTCGAATTGGGAGTCATACCGTCCAGGTATGGCCCTTCATTCAGCCCTATATTCGTCACTGGAATGACTCCGACGTGGGCAAAGAAGACACAATCGGGCGATTTAGGTGGTGCTGCAAAATTAGCAACTGCAAATGTCCGAGATGCAACTGTCGGTGGTGGCGGGGCTTCATTGAGCCTTAATGCGTTTGGTGCTAAAGGTCCAACAATGGGTACAAAGACATTTTTCAAGAGAATCCCTCAACTTTACAAGAGAAACATCAAACAAAAATCATTTATCGGTGCAAATAAGACCCTTCCGAAGAATAATGCCCGACTTATTGCACATAGAGCAAGGCAAAGAGGTCTTACGGCACGAACTATACCCGCCAAAGATGGATACCGAGTATATATTGGCCCAATGAGAAAGGGTGGTTGAATTGGATGGTTATAATTTTGGCACCAGGGGCGAACTAAGGCGCAGGTTGATGCAGAATAACGAAAAATTGTCACTTGAAATGTTGACCCTCCCCCTTGATACTTACCGCACATTAGAGCGAGAACATCAATTCGCAGTTGAATTTGTTCAGTCGAATCCTGCCTCCGCAGATCTAAAAGTGCTTGATGATTCAGATGAATCAGGGGCATATCACGTTTATGCTGCAACCGTTGATGGCACATTCATTGACGCTTGGGGTGTATATGATGATGAGCAAAAACTGCTTCAGCAATACAGGCTAAGGAGGTTTAGAGGGAACTTGCCAGTTCCTTCGAGGTTGGTTGATTCAAGGTTCATCGTGGCTAAAAATTTGAGGACTGGCAAGTTGAAGCCATTTATCACAGATGATTGGGATTCAAATGACATTGAAATCGATGATGATTTCCCCGAAGAAAGCGAATTGGAAGATGATTACGATGCTGATGGCGAATATGTTGATTTGAGCGTAGGTTATCGAGATATTATCAATACAAGTCTGTTAGAAGGGATTTTAGACAAAGACAATCAAGCTTGGAAAAACGTTGATGAGTCAAATCGGTTATTCAGGGAAAGAGGACAAAGTGAAGCGATGAGGGCTTTAGATTTGCAAACATCATGGTTTGACTCTGCCGAAAAAGAAATTTGTTTGTCGTGTGGAGAGTTTGTTGGTAGTTGCAAAAGAGACGGGATGCGCTACGGATGCAAACCGCGCAAATATCCGAAGAGGTCTGAAGGAGACGAGAGATGGGCGATTGTCAGAAAAAGGAAACCTCAGCGTGTCGAGATAGAGATGGAGCCTGGGTCTTCTTTGGAAGATGCAAGAGCCCGTAAGGAATCTTATGAAAGATACCAAATTAACTCATTTTTCGAGGGAGATGTAAAGTGGATGCAGAATAGCAAGGGCGATGTATTTCCCGTTCTCCGGTCAACGGGCCAAAGGATTGCCTCTCCCGAACCGATGGTGATTAAGAAAATAATTTCTGGTGGATCTGTGAATTCCGAGGGAGAATGGCAAGATTACAAACTAAGCCGTAGGGCGTACCGGCGAAACCTAAATGGTTCAAAATTCGTTGGCACACAATCCACGTTTACCAAAGACAAAGCCCGAGCCATCGCTGGATGGGTTCGAAACAACAACGACCTAAACGCAAGAGTAATTCCTTCTTCGAACGGATATAGAATATATTTAGGTAAAAGGATGGCGAGATAATGGGTTCATGTGGTTGCAAAAATGGAATGAAAGGCGGTTCGCCTTGCAATTGTGCCAATTGTGTCAGAAAAAGAGGTAAAACATATTATCGAAACTTTGGTGGAAATCAATTCATTGGCACCAAACCAATCAAAGCGGTCAATGCTCAAATTTTAGCAAACAAAGTTCGCTCGCTGGGCAGGAACGTCAGAGTCATAAACACTGCTGGAGGTAAGCGTTTGTACATCAGCGCACAGAAAAGACCTTACAATCGATTGACAAAGCCCCCTGAGTTAAGTTTAGTTGAACTAAAGAATAGGCATGAATTGAGGCCTAAAAATAATGAGTGGTTTTCCGCACAGCGTAACAAAATGCTATCAGTCAATGAGCCTGTATATTCGCTCGTAGTAGATGGAGATGTTCCATATGGAGAAGTTCCAAAATTAAACGATCCTGAAGGACCGTATATGAATTGGTTGTATCCAGTTAGTGTGTCGAATAGTGTCAATCCTCTTTACCTTGCGTATGAATGGTTAGAATACGTTAAGAATCCTCAAGCTCCAGAGAACAGAAAAATACGCCAGCATCTAATGTCTGAAGGCTATACTGATGCCGACATACAAACAATTACTGATGAAGTAGGCAGAGCCGTCCCCACGCTGGCTAATGAATGGTTGCAGTGGTATCAAAATGGCCGTCAGCAGAGAAGCAACATTGGCAGCCACCGAGACCCCGATGTTATGCCTCGCAAGTCCGTCAAATGGGAAATAACTGAAGACGGGGTGCAGGATTACCAAGAGCCAGAAATACCCGAAATACCTGAAGAACCTCGTATGTCATTACCTGCAATGTCCTTATTGATCCGTTTGGCTGATGCACTGCCTGCTGAAGTTATCAATAATGCAACAAGGAATTGGCAAGAGGATGGAGGCCAGGCTTTGACGACCACATATTTTGATTCGGACTCATTTGGTGAAGTAAAAGTTCCTGCAATTGGCGCTGGGGTTTTCAATAGAAGATTGTCAAATATGTATGTGAACCAATTACCAATCAAAAATCAAAGAATGCTCGAAAAAAGAGTTCGAAGAAGGTTACAACAAATTCACGGCAAAAACAACCCCGATTTGGAATCATGGGTAAATGATGCCATGAGTTCAAGATTGTCTGACTTAACTGACTTAATTGGCATGTCAACAGTTCAAGAGATTGCTGATAAAGATAATTCGACTCGCAGATATGACATGACTTGGAATGAGTGGAGAAGTAAATTTACGGGCAAGATGCCTGGTGAGTTTAGATTGTTACGTTTGCCTTACTCTGAAGTCAACGTCTCTATGGGGGTTGCAGGAGAATACATGATTGGGCAGAAGGTTGGCAATGGGGTACAATTATACAGAATCAATGAGGATTCAAGCTCTTCTATGCTCGATAGCAAATTTTCATTTCCTATATCGCCAAATGAAGCAGGATGGGATATGAGCAAAGTGAATATCAAGTCAGGGGCATCAGTAAAAGAGGCGATTCTAATGGATCAAGCCACAACTATTGGGCGTGTTAGGAGGTCAAAAGACTCTGATGCCGAATATAAGGCTTCTAAGGCACTTGCAGATGAAGTGTGGGAACAAGAATATGAATATTACCAAGACTTCATAGAGTCAAATTCGAATAATACATTGCCTGATGATGTTTCATGGGTTATTTACGCAGAGAAATTGGCACAACAGCGATACAAGGATAAGCGCCAATGGAACAAGATTGCTAAAATTGATGCATTGAAACTCCAGAATAAAGAGCAACTTTCGTTATTCGATGAATGGAGAAAAAGAAAGGGCATTCCCGACAGAGTAGTTCCTTACATTCACGAAAAGAATTTCATGGGTATGGGTGACCGCCTTCGTTTGTTAGGAGGCCAAGATACCAAATTTACTAACTTGAGGAAATACGACTTGATGCTTGGTTTTTCGGGATTCAATCCCGACAACTATGATAAAAATGATAATGGCGTGCACGATAAATTAGAATCGGAGGATGAGAATAATGAATAGACTTGGAAATGGCTTAATGACTGCAATAATACTTTTACCTGTTGGAATAATTACATTTGGATTGATGGTAATTTCTGAAAGTGATTACCAGGATTTGAATGATTTAGGGTCTGGTGCATCGTACATTTTCTTTGGCGTGATTGTAGGGGCGATTTACGCAGTGATTGGCGAACAGGGGATGATTGAGAATAACCGCAGTTATCTTGCAAATCCAATTACAGACGTTTTAGCGTTTACAGGTTCGGCGTTCATTGTAGTAAGAGGTTTTCAAATTGAAGAATATTTCTTTTGCTTGATTGGTAGTGCGATCTATACTATACACTTATTCCAAGTTTTGTTTAAGAATGGATTTAATCCTCCCGAGGTTGTGAGAAGTCAATGAGTTGGAGAGATAGATTGGTTTTTGGTCGGAGAGGGCCAGGATATACAGACCAGATGATTTTTGATTGGTGGTCTTTAGTTCATTTTACAAGTGGCTTCATTCTTGCTTTCCTTGGCGCTGAATTCTTAGTCGCATTGGCAATATTGGTATTATTCGAGTTTTGGGAGAACAGTAGGTATGGTGTTAATTTTTGGAGGACTTTCCCCGATTGGTTGCCTGTTAAAATTGAAATGATTGAAAGTCAAAAACAATACCAGGGCGATTCTTGGGGAAATTTGTTTTTCGATATTCTTTTTGGTTTGGCAGGTTTTTATGTCGGAGGAATGTTGCTATGACCATTCATTTCACTATTCAGCAAGACAAAATCATTCATTCATTTAGAGATTATCCGAAAGGATGGGTTATTGATACTAAAGCAATTGATCGTTGTTCGATTTGCGGAGTTGATGTGAGAAGCCCCGTTATTGTTCGAGATACTTTCAAGTTTAGAACTCGATTTAGAACGTATGTAATGTGTGTCAAATCAACCGAATAGTCGTATATCTTCAAAAGTGTTTTTTGGATGGTACTGCCATGGAAGCCGAAGCATATGATTCAATCCTCTTTATTTATGGCTGCTTCAGTATTCTTTTTGCGATAGGTTGTTTGATTGAACTATCGACATTAAGAAACCGATGGAGAGGCGTAGGCGACTCTCGATGGCTTATCCTTGGTACGGCTATTATGGGCGTGTCAGGTTTGGTTGCTATCACCCAATCATCGACTTATTACGATTGGTTATTGACAGTTCCCTTGATTTATTTTGCATTATCGCTTAGGATTACAGAGGAAAAGGCCAATCGAGAAATGCTTGGACTCGCTTTTTGGAGTGTCATAACGATTATTGGCGCTATTACCATTGAAGGATTTGATTACAGTTTTGAACAAAGGGCGGGGCTGATTACTCCCTTGGCAGTTCTTTTTGGATGGTTTTATTTCCAAGCAATTAGAAGGGGAGTGTTAGGCTCTTTGACATTTTTTGAGCAGTTTAATTTCATTCTAATTCTGGCATATCCTATACTGTGGTTTAGTGCTGGTATGACAATATCGGATACTTCTCATTTTGACGGTTCTATTCTTGATATGATCGGTTGGACTTTCTATGATTATTTGGCAATCTATGTCGTCTTGTCTGTCTTCTGTAAAATCCTATTGAGTCTGAGTCACGTTCGCCTTACATACCAATAACTGTGATTATTGCTCTTATCAAGTGGGTATTTTGAAAAGTGGTGCTATAATGCAAATTTCATGGGTGGCAGTTCTGCAAGCATTAAATCTCAATTATCCGAGTGGTTAAGTGGAAATATTGGCGCTCAAGTCAAACCCCCAAACTCATTATGGATGGTTGGTCGGAACGATGCTCCCTCGTCTAAATCTCAATTCAAAACTACGACTGGCTGGGGTGTTGGTTCTGGCGGAGCTACAATCGGACCTGGCCCTTCGACAGATGGTTTGATCCCTCTATTCTCAAGTAAAAACGAAGCAGAAAGGGAATTGAAGAATATTCAAGATGAAATGTCGGATTTTAGAAAGACAAGTGCGAGATATGAAGTTAGCAATGTTGAATGGAAAGATTTTGCAGGCGTGACCAAGAATATTTCCAAACTATACAAAGGTGATAAAAAATCTGCTCCATTTGAAAAAATGAGTCGAAAGCAACTTTTAGATTTTGTACTTGCTAACAATATAACCTACGGGAATAAAGGCCCGATGGCTAATAAGCCAATTTTGCAAAATACTTCGAAGAATAAAAAATGGCTTTTGGATAGGATACTGAAGTGGGAGAAAAATCAAGATTTGGATAAAATATCTGGATTTGAAACTCGGTGGAATAAATTAACTTTTGATGATTATTCCTTACCCAATAAACCTGAAAATGTAAAGGAATTGCAGTTAATTGCAACGGACAGGGCTGAATTTCAATCGCGTTTGACTCGACCAGATAGAGTAAGGCCCGAGTTCTCTAAATTCAAGGATTTATCTCCGAGAGCAAAAAAACGCGCTCGGAGGTTAAGCGGGAGATTTGAAGACATAACTGAAAACTATTCTTCGTCAAAGACGTATGTTGTTGATTCAGAGCTTGAAGGCTGGCGATTCACAAAAAATGGCGGTATCGTATATTCAGAAGGTAATATTGAGGGTTTAATTGAAGTTAATGGTTTGGACCCTGCTTTAGCAACAGGAGATTGGAAAGGAAAAGAATTTCCTGAGTTTAGTGAAAATTGGCAGGTTGTCCCTGTAACCGATGTTTCCATGCTTGAGGCAGATTCAAGAATTGAAGGCTTTCTATTACCTGACGGTAAAGTGCTTGAAATCGAAAATCCAACCAATAAAGGCAATTTGCTTACGGAGAAATCCTATTTTAGAGAGCCAACAAGATCCGAATTAGACGAGCAGGTATTTTCGAATCCAGCGTATAGGGATAGAACCAAGGCTGGAAAGAGTGTTGGTCCGACGTTCAAATGGAGTAACCTTTTGTATCGAAATGATGTTTTTGGTAAAGGGGCAAGGCAGTTGCCTGAATTGCTTATTTCTAATCAACATTCATTCATCGAAAAGACCCGTAAGAATCCTACAAAATTTAATTCAACTTCAACATTTCAATTTGCTCGGAATTACAAAATTGATTCTGGCACTGGAAAGAAAATGAGCGTTCGCTACGTGTCGAGAAAGGCAGGCGAGGGTTTGGTTATTTGGAAAGACAAAAAAATTGCTCGCAAGGCTGCTAAACAAGCGAGGAAAGGTGGTTATTTGATTCGAACCGTCGAAGTTTCTGGTGGTTTTGTAAATTTAGCCGCCAGGAGACAACATTGGCCGAGTTATCATCCTAAATATAGTGAAGAAAATAGAGAATACTTGGAGTCCAAGGGCGTTCCAATGTACAAAACCAAAGTGAAAGCAGGTTATGGTGGCGCAAGTCGTACAGTGATGGACGAAACCATAAACAAATCAAAATTCCCCAAGAAAATGAACAGTTATTGGAGAAAAAAGAGGTGAATTTTTGGCTAAATACGGCGAAAATGAACATGGTTTGAACTCACCTGCTCCTGGCCGGCCTGTTGATCCGTTGGGAAATCCACTTCCGCTGAAAGGAATGGATAAATTGTATTATCCTCCAGGCTCATATGACAAATCTCCCTCGTCGTTCCCTTTGATGACTCAACAATCATCAAGGACAATGACCGACCCTCGACCAACAAAGGGATTTCAAATAATTTACGATAGGGGCGATAAATTGCTTGACGGAGGGACTTATCCATCAGAAGCAATTGCACATCAATTGCTTTTTGCTATGGGCATCGAAAGCAATTCTTCTCGCATCGATCCAAAGAAAGCCATGAAAACTGCCGGCGGGAAAAGGATAATTCCTCCTGTAAAGATTCTGGAAAAAGAAATCGATGACGATAAATTTTGGCTTTCAGTAAAAAAGGACAAGAAAGGCAAATATTCATGGCAAATTTATGAAAATTCAAATGAATTCTACGATAGTATGGACTCTAAAATGCGTAGTCATGTCAAAAGTATGGACTATACACACATAATACCCGATGATTTTACTGAATTTGCCTATTCAGCAGACAAAATAAGTGGAGGTAGGATACGTAAACCTGTTCGATTGCCAGGTTTAGATGGCCTATGGGTGAATGTTGGAGGCAGTAGTGGCGGAGGAAGAGGAACATTTCAAAAGAACATGGTTCAAGTAATACCAAAAGAAGAGTTCAAGGGAAAAATCAAGCCAAAGCAAACCTCATATGGGGATTGGGGCTATTATGGAACTCCAGTATCTTTTGGCGGGAAAAATTATGTTCTTGGTTCTGATTTGATTGTTGATGATACAGACGTTATCAAAAATGGCGATGATAGCGAATCAAAGCAGAAGTTCTATGAATCAATACCTGGGTTTTCTGACTTTGCACCCACATCAGAGGGCATTTACCAATTTGCGGAGGTAAATGGCAAACAAAATCAATCGCGCCCCACTGAAGCTTCTGTAATCAAAAGGATGCAGTATGACGGGAAGGAAACCAATGATGCTGCATACCACATCAATCCTATGTTTAGAACTTCAGAATATTTTACGCACCCTGATTTCTTTTCTGACAAAGCAAAGCGAAATACAACCCCTACAATACTTCGAAATAAGAATCAAGATGGAGAAACCCGTTGGTTTTGGGGCGATGGAAACGGCAGGGGTGCAGATTTCGATGGTTTGGTTGAAACATTGGCAGAAGACGGTTTAGATCTAAAGTCATTATTCGACAATGGTATTTCGATAATCTATGACGGTGATGTTCCTACGAATACTGTTCTTGAATTTGGGAGTGCGATGGGGGACGTAGTTCATCCTTCGGCTTTGGGCGTGCCTCTTGGTGCATTGAGTCGTGTAAATAAAGTCTTGAAAACAGACTCAGTTGATGATGAAATGTTAGGAGATACTTCGGGCCTTAGCGATGTTGGAGTTAGAAACAAAAAGTCGGCAATCGCAAAAAAGAATTTTAAGGAGAATTTTGTAAACGCACAAATGACTGATGATAACAGAGTTTACGCTTATTCTGCACACACACCTGGCCTCTCGGACCCACCACAATTCATAGACAATCCAGATGATCCAGAACTCGCTTCATGGGGGCTGCACGCTTACGAGGAAATATCGCCAAAGATGCTTGATTTAGTGTATAAGACACGATTCGATGCGCGAATACCAGGCTCATCAGTAGTCAGCGCCCACGACAAAAATTCGGGATATACCCATGAATCCGGTTCAACTACAAGTGCAAATCATCGTGAATTGTTTTCATTGACTGGTTTTACATCGATTAAGCCAATTGATTACCTGCCTTCTAATATCGTGGCTCAAAGAAGCCATTGGTATGAGGGTAAAGACCGAATGTACCCCAGTGGAGAAGTAAAGATTCAAACTGTTGGTGATAAATCAGTGTTTAACGAGCTTGATTTGGATAATTGGATGAAAACTGCTGATTTGAAAGGATGGAATATTTGGAAAAGAAGCCCTCAATATCGTTCTGATTTGAGGGATAGTTTGATTTCAAGGGATTCCTTCAAGATTGGAATTGGTCTGGATAGACTTTGGGCGAACGAAGGAAAAATACAGTATCGTAGGAATATAGGCGATACGACATATATTTCAAGGAAAATGCCTGTTGTATTCAAACGTCAACAAGCGGCAAGGCTGATTGCCGATTTCCAAAGAGCCCAAGGCATCCCTACAAGAACGATTAAGGTTGCAAAGGGCTACGTCAATTTGTCCCGAAAGGGGATACCTGCTAAGTTCTATATGCGGAGGGTTCAAACTTGAGTAATGAAAAAATTGTGAAATATTTGAAGGGCAGAGGGCCACTTAACGTCGATGATCCAATCGAAAGGTTGGAGGTCTTAGGTAAGATTGGAAGTCTGCGAAATGTTAAGCGTGAAAATGTCAATGTAGCCTTGCGAATCTGGTCTCAGCAAAAAAAGGATAAGGTGATAAACACCGAAAATGAGCAAATGGAGTTTGCTACACTGATCACCAGGCAACAGTTTAGAGATAATTACGATAGCCAGAGAACTCCCTTTGCTCGTAGCATAACTGCAACGAAAAATCACATGAGGAAAAGGAATTGGACTTTTGAACCATCTTCGGGGTCAGGTGTAAGAAAATTCGATAATTGGCGAGGTTATCTCTACGCAGATGTAAAATCAAAAAGAAACGCAAATAAGGTAGCAAACCTGCTTAGAAAGGGAGGCGCTGGCCGAGTTAGAGTTGTTCCTTATCAAGCAAAAGGGCGAACTTACTTTTCGGTTTATTCGCAATCGGCTAACACGGATATAGTAAACCGTAAATCGTTGAAAAACGCGAAACGCTTTGGTGATGCCGGAACTAAAACGGCTCTTTCGAAGAGAAAATTCTCAACTACTTGGCGTAATGTAAACAAAATGGGAATTAAGAAAAGAAGGAGATGATTTAATTGGATAATTTCTCTATACTCAACTCTTTGACTCCAAGAGAGGTTTACGAAGTTGCCAGAGAAGAGAATGTCAAAATGAGCAATTTAGAATTACCTAAAGGTAGGTTAATTCCAAAGAAGTCTGCTCTAATTAAGGCCATAAATGAAAAAAGAGGATATGATCCAAACCATTTCTTGACTGAAGAATTCAATGCTAAAATTTTTGCTCGATTGGTAAATTACAGCGCAATAACAAATGAATATGATGAAATCAACAAGTATTCTAAAAGTCTTAGTCGCAGAATCAAGAGGACAAAAAACGATACTGATGGTTTGTCGGTTTATAGAGAAGGAGTACGATTTTTACGAGGCTTTCAAGAGGCTTTAGGATTCAAATATGCTCCCGATGAATGGTCTTACCCTAAATTGGACAAGAAGGGGAATAAGACTTATCGAACTGGCTACAAACCTGGCATAATTTTCCCTCACAACCGAGGCTATTCAGTTGCATTCCCAAAGATGGCGAAGAGGGCGACAATAAAAGGTGCTCGAGAGGTATCACCAGAAGCAGCAGAAGCCATGACCATGTTGATTGATAATCTCGATGAAGTGAACAGAGTCTTAGACGAAAAGAGGGCCAAGCAGAAAGACTACGCAGACCAACTCGACGATTGGCAAAGAAAAAGGGAAATCTCTCAAGCTCTTGAGAGAAAAAAACCCAAACAAATCTTTGAGAATGTAAGTGGCAATCCACTTAGATTCATGGGCAATAGCCGTGATTTCAGCAGGTATTCTGATGATGCATTGCGTTATATCTATCAGGAGTCTGAGAAGTTGATTCAATCTGGAGATTCCGACGATATTGCTCATGCTAAACTAAAAGCAGAGATAATGAAAAGAAAGACTTTCAATCCAAGCGGGAAAGGCTGGAATGACAAATTACAAAAAAAATTATTACGCAAAAAAGGAGATGTGAAAATGGACAAAGACAAGAAAACAAATTGGGCAAGGTCGCCAAGTGGCAGGCTACGCAATTTTAAGAGCATGAACAACAAGAAATTCGATGGCATTTATGCGCTTAGAAACGACTACAAGGATGACAAAGAAGCGTATGATGCAGTGATGGCAGAAGCAAAGAAAAGATACACCTCGGCTGAAAGAATCGCTGAAACAGATTTGATTTTTGAGAGTAAAAGGGCTGCTTCTAAATCAAGGCAAACTGAGAATCGGTCAGACCTCAAAATTATGAAGGCAAAGCGATTTGACAAAACAAAGAGAAAGCAAGTGGATCAAGGGAGGGTAAATCCCGATGAATATGTGATTTCAGAGAAACTTGATGGATTTAGGGCGATTTGGGATGGAAAGGAATTCCGAAGCAAGAATGGAAATGTGTTTTTCGCGCCAGAGTCATTCAAATCCAGTATGCCGAAGGGCGTTATTCTTGACGGAGAGCTTTGGATGGGGCGCGAAAAATACAAAGAAGTTTCTCAAGTGCTTAGGCGTCAGAATTGGGATTCGAAAGAAGCGCAAGAAGAGGCTTGGGACAAATTCACATTCATGGTTTTCGATTCTCCATCGATGAATACAGAAAAAAAATCAGATGGTTTTGAAGATTGGCGACGACAATTCGAAAAGAAATATATGACAAATGACCAAGGGGAGTTTGCAATTGACGAAAAGAATTGGAAATCATCCGTGGCTAAAGACGTAATGGTGGGAATCATAGGCGAGCCTGTTGATGACACATATGACGGAATGGTTTGGACTCCTGAAATTCAACAAATTCGTAGCAAAATAGCATTAGTTCCCCAAATTGATGTAACAGAAGTGAACATGCATACGACTCAAAAGGATTTAGATGCAATCCAGAGATACGCTAAGAAATTAGGGGTTCGAGACTCTGAAGACTGGTATTGGGATGGGGAAACGCTAACCTTGTCCGATGAAGATACGAAGATCTCCAGGGCAGAATTGATAGAACAAGGAATTATTGAAAATAAATTCAATAAGATGATTGATGATGTTTTGATTGAAATGACTGATTTAGAGTCTGAGGGTTTCATGCTTCGAAGAAAGGACTCTGCATTCGAACCTACAAATGAATCTGGTACAAGGCGTTCTAATTCAATTTTGAAGGTTAAACCAAGATTTACTGAAGAAGCTCTTGTTGTAGGTTATGAAGAAGGATTGGGTCGTAATGAAAATAAAGTTGGCTCGCTATTGATGCAGGGCACATACAAGGGCGTCAAACGAAAATGGAAACTTGGTGCTGGTTTGGATGACAAAAACAGAGAGAATCCACCGCCAAAGGGCAGCGTAATTGAGTATGCTTGGACTGGTCGAACCTCGACAGGATTGCCAAAAGAAGCATCTTTTTTGAGGGCGAGGCCAGACTTAGATCCTAAGTTATACGCACGTTCGTTGAGACGGATTAACGGAGAGCGTTTTACTGAGTTGGGAATATTGAAAGACAAAAAATACGCACGTAATTTAAGTTCCGTAATTCGAAATAATACACAAAGAAAGATAAGAATAATTCCAAAATCAGGAGGGTTTTCATTGTATGTTGGTCCAAGAAGAAAATGAAATTTGCCAAGTGAATTTTTGTAAATGTGCTGTTTACAAAAATGATGAAAATTTGAGATATGCTCGAATGTGCGAAGAACATTTTTACTTATGGAAAACATTCAATGTTGATGAAAGTTAAATTCGATTTTTGCAAATCAAAATCGAAATAAAATTGATTTTCCAATTGGGAATTTGTTGATTGAGGGGTTTATTCCAATTGAAGAATGAAAATTGGAATGAAGCATTTAATCAACAAAAGTTCAATTGGAAACAGTATTTTCAGAAAATGAATTTAGCAAATCCAACCATTCAGAATTGGGCCAAATCACTATCCAATCCTGGAGGCACCGTGGAGAGCAAAACTGGTATTCCTCAATTTTCCTTGCGTTGTTGATCGAGCGAGTCTGGATTAGGATTGGGGCAGGATGATTATTTGAAAAACAACTTGTGCAAGGTGGAGCAATTAAAGTCCCATCGATTTGTTTTTTGAAGCGAGATGCCAATTCAAACAACTCCGTTGCTACCCTTACCGTCTCGCAGGTCTTGCTTGTATTCTTGGTAGCAATCCATGCATAGTCCAGAAGGGTGTGGCATCGATATGTTTTGGCAATTATGGTCTTTGTATCCGACGCAGGTTTTGTCGTCCTTTGGACACCCTGGGACGTGCATGATATACTCATCCTCTCCAGGAATAAAAACAGCGCCTCCACACCAAGAACAAGTTTGTTTGTTGCTTCTGTTGACCTGATTTTCAACCATAACCTTGTCGATTGTAATTGGTTTGGTTTCATTGAGATGTTCTTGTATCATTCGTTGCCAAGCAAGTTTAGATGGATCATCGGCATCCTCTTCAAAGCCATGAAGGAATTGTTTGAATTTCTTTACCGTTACGACGCCATCAGGTAATGTTCCTGAGTATGAACCGTCTTTGAAATGCTCGGTAATTGACTCTACACCGATTTTTTCTGGTATTGGTCTGTCCATGTGCATTACAAGGAACGTGCCAGCAATAGCGCCATCGTAGCCATACGAAATCCACATTTGTATCACTACTCGCATATTTTGATTGCCTCGGTCATCATCAATTCATGTGTCTTAATGTGAGAATCCATGACTTCAGAAGCAGATGATGTTTTGAGAGCTTCGGTAAATGCATTGTAAAGTGACCACATATCCCTGCCGTTAAACTCTTCTTGGGGTGGTCTTTTCCATGCATTAACGCCTCGAAGAAGTTGTCGTGGCTTGATAATGTCCCTGCCGTAAGCAAGTCCGAATACTTGCCAGGCTTCGTCGTCGGAGACTGAAATTTCCTCCATAATCGCTCTGTCCTTTTGGATTCGATTAAAGTGCGTTGGTGAAGATTGAATCGAATATGTGATGAGGCTCTGCATCTGTGCATGAAGGTCGCCTGTATGCTTTCTGGCAACCTTTACATCGCCAACAAATGCAAGGTTGTCGCAAACAAATACCTTTGCCCCGCTACAAAGGCCGACTGACAAACTTTGATCGTAAGAGTTTCTAAGGCCAAGGGATAGTCCCATGTCTGGCACTTCTTCATTTGCATATGTCAATACACCAAACAATCTATCGCCAATGTTGCCTCCAGATTTAGGGCTTACACCGTATGCTTCGGTTGTAAGAGAGTAATCATCAGGGAGAAGTTCAACTGCAGTTTCTTTTACCATAGTAATCAATTCTTGATGCGCCATCGGTGTGTAAGTTTGTGTTTTTGGCGGAGGCACGAACCTCGCTAATTCTTCAAATCCAACTGCTGCGCCTCCGGTATGTAAACATAGTTCCATGTGTCTGCCCAAGAGGGTCTTACTTATCAAATTATTCGCCAAGCTACTGTCGCAAAAAATAAAATTATTTTTAGGTGGCCTCCCTCTTAAAGAATCAAAAAGTATTCCAAAGGCTTTATGTTCTGTTGGCTATACCCAATAAATATGCAAACTATGCAAAGGCTAAGAGAAAGGGCTGCTTTGGAAAAGGCAAAGATGAATACGTTAGAATGGGTCGTTGTAAACTGGGAAACCAAAAAACAAATGCCCCAGGTGGAATGGAAGGTGGAATGGTAATGAGTGGCAGTAATCCAATCCCAAAAGAAGGCCTGAGAACAATCGAAATGAAGATGCCTGATAATGCCATTATTGATGGCCCTAAAATGGAGAAATACACATACGAAGAGATGCGAACTTTTTTAGATTGTAAAATGATTGAAATTGTCAGGTTGCCAGACAATCCTATAATGAAGGATGCTTATTTGGTGGTCGATGAAGAGGGCAAAATGAAAAATACTGTCCACATCAACCCAACTGCGACCATGATTGCTCAAATCTGTGGATTGCAAGATGTGATCGTTGGAAGTGCAATTATCTGCCACATGGATTTGCTTTTTGATTGAGGTGTTATTATGCGTAAAATGACCTTAGAACAGTTTGAGCAGTTCTTAACCGACTATTGGGCTGACGGTATTACTGAAGAAGAGATTTCTATTTACTATGAAATGTACAAAATTGGCAGACAATCGGTACGGTGGTGACCCAGTGGAAGATTACGAGCCATTTGTGTGCGACGAGTGCGGAAGACAGGCAACACAGGCCGATGGGACCGGTTGGTGTGTTCATTGCGAAAGAGAATATCAAGGAGGGTTGAATTCATATGAATGAAATGCATTACATTATTGACTCGGTTGGATTGATCCCCGAAGTAATTGGATTTGAAACCAAAGAGTTAGCCATGAAGTATTGGCATGATAGATTTGGTGAATTACAAGAAGATAACGATGGAAATAATCCCGATGATTCATTTGCCATTGGGTTTGCTAACTGGCATGATACTGAGTTAAGACACGGTGTATTTGAATTATCAGAGGTTAAAGAACTGAAACTTACACATCGACAGACGGGACTTCGAAACCAAATGTCTGCAAATCTCGCATTGTTGTTAGACATACAACAATTTATTGAAAATCAGCCTAACGATCAACTACTTGGCAAGGCAATCCGTGAATTATGGAGGGTTCTCCCATGAGTGCGCTTTCCGATGGTTCGAAGTGGACTGTTTTTCATCAATCGGATACAATCGATGATTCCGTGAAAAGGAGAATCGATAACTCAGCAAAGACCGATGTTGAAGCTCTCTTGATGAGCGCCATTGAGTTTTATTGTAATTATAACAAAGTTGCGACTTTTGATTTCAATTCTCGAACTACGTTAAATCATCAAATGTTGTGGAGATTGACAAATAATGTTGATGAGGTATGGTTAAAGGAATTTGAAGGCCAGCACGATAACTGGACGATGGACAAACATACTGAAGAGAATGCTTGCAGGTCGAGTATGGTTGGAGATATTTTCCAGGACAAAACAAATATGATTTGGTGGGTAATTCAGCCCATGGGATTCAAACGAATATTTTGGCTGGACAATGAAGAAGAAAAATCAGGTTACAATGTTAGCCCTCAAAAACCAAGCGAGGATGAATTACAATGAAGCCAGGTCGCCCATCTTCTGTAAATGAGGTTGAATATCAAATATTACACTACTTGATACACGGAGAAAGAGCGAACCTCAAAGATTTAAGTGATTTATCTGCCAGAATGCACGCATCCGTAAAAGAATCTGGAGAGCCTTTTGATCCTGTGGCTTACAAGAGATTTCAAAAGGGCGTTAGCAATGTTGAAGGACAGTTGACGCGTCTCTTAGAGCAAAGAGAGAGGAAGTTGAAAGAATGAATGTTTACGTTTGCTTGAATTGTGGCTCTGCCTTGGAGTACTCACCGCTTGTTGTAAAATGCCCATCCTGTGATTGGATCGAATTAGGAAAAGGTGATTTGGATGGATAAGAGATACAAAGTTGACCAACAAACTATTGACAGCATGAGGCTAATGCGATTGTCTGGAATAAGTTACGCCAAGATTGGTGCAGCGCATGGAGTATCGGGCTCAACTGCTCTGTATTGGATAGACGAAAAACAACGTCGAAAGCAACGGGAGAAAAATGCTAAGAGAACATATTCTCCAAAAGACCTCAATCGAATTTCAAGGGACATGCAGAAGAGAAGAGATAATTGGAGAGAAAATCCAGATATGGTTTTACGCCATACTATTCAATCTGCAAAGGATGAAAAAAGGATCAATCGGAAAACTGTTCGAGGTATGACGATGAAAGATGCAATGAAAAAATTGAAGTCTGGAGAGCTTAAAACTCCAAATAACAAAATGAGGGATTGAATTGATAGAAGACGGAATTACAAATGGAAATGGTGTTGTAAGCCTGGGCGAAGGGGTATATGCTGCCACCCATGTTTACAATCGAATACGGTTGCCCATCGAGTTATGTCCAAACAAATCATGGGTTGATGTAAAAGAAATGCTGAATATTACGGTCAATGATTCCGATTCTCAGGCAATATTGTACAAACTTGACCATGATGACTATGATGTGATTGTATTGGTCGATGGTTCTGGTGCTCGCTGGATTAAGAAATGGAGTGGTTGGGAATGAATGATTACGGTACAGACGTAACTTGCGAAAAGTGGCTTGACATCAGCAATTGGGATTCTTCGAGAAAATTCTTTGCGGTTTGCCCTGGCTGTGGGGCTGGTGATATAATCGAGCAACCTGAAATGTGCGCCTGGTGTGGATTCAAATTAAGAGACGCAGCGAGGCTTCAATTGAGAAGTATTTTGATTAAAGAAATGGACAGGTTTGCTGGAAGGTCCACGTTGATGTATGATGATATACTTGATTCGTTGGAAGCAAAGATTGTATTTAATGAAAAGCAACTGGTAAAGACTTGTCATTCTTGTGGCGGCCAAAGAATACCAGAAGGAATAGAATATTTGCATTATGTGCCAAAAAACGGTTTGTGTATGTTTGAACTTGATGAATGTGAAGATGCAGAGGTTGATTGAATGGATCAAGACTATTTTCATCGTAGAGGCCACCTTTATCGTACATTATTCAGTAATGCACCTTCAAGAATTAAATGTAGGATTTGCCAAAAAAGTTTCAAAAACCCTTTGTTTGAAGGCAGTTCTATAATCACCAAGGTATGCGAAGCATGTTCTTCAGAAATGATGCCCAAGACTAAAAGAAAAATCCAGGCTAAGATGAATAAACATATTCAAGCTCCTAATTCCATTTATGGTTTGGCAAGGCGGTGATTTAAGTGGATGCAATCAAATGTAATCAATGTGATAAGATTGGAATACAAAGTCAAGAAGAAGGAGTTTGTATTCTCTGCAAAATGGCCGATAAGCCTTTGAGGAATCCAAACGTAAATGGTTCTGGTAATTTTATCTGTCAAGCCCATGGTTGTAATTTACCGCTTAATACAGGAGAGTTAGTAATCAATTTAGACAGTTCTGTTCTTGAAGAATTTGGCCCTGAGCAAGTTCAAGCGGCAACACGCATGATTGTGAAAGTTATGTTCGCTGAAAAGGGTATGCTCTGCCCTGGGTGCATGACTAAATATGTTGGAAATGCCCTCGATGAAGTTGGTTTTTCTCTGATAGTGGCTATGCATCAGCATGATAAACGCCAGGAGTTCGAGGCGGAATGGCAATGACTAATGTTGTAAAAAGGGACGGCAAGACCTTCTTGAAATTGGCTGACCAATTGGCTTATTCAGAGGTTGATCCTACTGCTAAAAGATTTCTAAATGAAGAAGGATATTCTATTGTTTTTTCAAGAAAGGAAACCAAAAAATATGATGGTTTTTACTTGACTACATATTCCCTTTTTGGATGGAGAGGTGGGAAAAATGTTTGAAGAAATAGACGAAATATTGCAGGAAAATACGAGAAAGATAAGTGCATTGATAAATTCCGATTCAACGAGAAGATGGTATTGGTCAACATTGCAAGCGGAAGTAATGCATGTAATGACTCAAACAATTGAAGAATTGCTCAAGTTTGATAACCCTACTGAAGCAATGCGTGTTTATCTGGATAGATTGTCCTACGGTATGCAATTGGTTGACAGAAGAAACCCCTCGAAATGGAGCATGAGGCAGGTTGACATAGCCTTCAACGGAGGGCCAATTTCAACATCTATTATCCCAAAAAGCGATGGAGAGCTTGAACGTGTAGAGAATAAGCCCAATGTGCAAGACTTAGTTGAGGCGTTCCGAGATCAATTAGAATATTCAGGGTCATTTGACGGAGCCGATTCAGATGAGTCTTGAAGAATTTGATTGGTCACTTGATATGTTTGTCAAATGCCTAATTTCATGGTTTATCTTACCGTTTGTCATTTGCGCTTGGCCTGTATTGCATTGGAAATACCAATTATCCCCTTCGAGGAATTCTGCCGCCAGCCCTTCTGAGCATAGCGACCCTTGAACCATTTACTGTTCTTGCGTATGCTCCAGGTGTGTAAACGGCATAAGCCGTGACAGTTTTACCGCCTATGCTCGGTCTATGCTCAATAACTCTGGCTTTCCGGCCACCATCCCTAAGTAAATTAGCAGTTTTTTCTGCTACCTTCTTTGATACTTTTGATTGGATTGGGACAAAATCCTCGCCCTTATCGAATCTCCTTTGGCCGATAATTGAAGGGTCCCTTAATGCCTTTTTCTTGTATTGTTCTAAATTAGTTGTGTCGATGATTCCATTGCCATAAAGGACAAACCCAGTAGTGTCATAGATAGCCTGCCCCTTGGCAGACAAACCTACGACTGATTTTGGTGGATCAAGAAAACGTAAATCGGAGTCATCGCCGTCAATTACTTTCCAAGTTAATCCACCTGGTCCTGTCCACTTTGTAGGAACTTGATTTTTGCCAAAAACAACTGCGACGTTTTGTTTCCTATCCATTGCTTGAGCCACAAACTTATCGTTGTCTTCAGAACGAGAAAATGTCAAAGAATAGTTTGGTAGTGGGTTAATATCTCGGTTCGGTACTTTTGTGTAATCGTAGAATTCAACTTCTGGAAAATATTCGAATATTGTTTTCTTTTCTCCGTTTCCATCGTCAAATTCTATTCGTTCCCATCGAATATCCGATGTTCCATTTAATCTAAATACAGGGGTCATCCCTCGATTCTTTGCAGTTTTCATCTTAGATTCTATTTCTTTCTTTAGCCGAAGCATGAATGCCTCTTTGTCTTCATTGAAAAATTTGGTTCTGTTAATACGTGCATTTTGGACTGTCGATGTGCAGCCCAAGCCAGAAGTATTCAAACAAGCTGAAGCACAACCTTTACTGGCTGAAGAGCAAGTATTTACTCCAGATAGCGTTGCTGGGGCTAAGTGTAAAATGGCTGTTTGATAACCATACTTTTCGCCCTTCAGCGTTTTGTAATTAGAAGTCCCGAGTAACGATGATGTACCCCACTTGTCCGACATTTCCTTCGTGGAAATAACTGGCTTGGATGATTTGGATTTGTCCACCATGGCTTTTGGATCATATCATTGAATAAAAATACAGCTATTGTATTGAGTTGATTTGCATAGATCAATGCGTTGTTGCTGGAGGGCCTGGCACTTCATTTGTTATGTCATATTTACCGAGCGTCCATATTTTTTGTGAAATAAGTATTGCAAATATTGTTTGTAACGTTGCTGAAAATAAGAGAACTAATTTCATATCTTCAGGAAGGCCAATTCCTCCAACCGCATTAGTTGAATTTTTTGTCATATCCCAAAACATGAAAATAACCGTATTCATCATCATGGCATTAAGCAATAACCCTCCAATAATGAATATCTTGTTTTCTTTGATGAATGCTGATGATTTTGTTTTCTTACTGCTGAGGATCAGCAATCGCGGTATGCTCTGGAATTTAGTCATATTATTCACCTTATTTTTTCTTATTTTTTGGTCTCAGCTTATGGATTTTGATTTCTCTTCTTCTCTATTACTCTAATTAGTCTAATTGTCTTGTCAAACCGAAGTACTCGCGTACGTGTAGTAGCATATACTTAGTCAGCCGAGAATCCAGAATATAGGATTGAATATTCTTTTTCGAGAAATACATCAAATCAGCCCTGCGGTCAAATCCCATAATACGGGCTTCTTATTTCTGGTTGGTAGTTCTTTTGCTAAGGTTCTGGAAAGATTCTTTATTCTTTCAGGGCAGTTATCAAACTTATTTCTGTGTCCCCAGCGTTGTAATGGTCCACCTCCACCCATTCTTTCTTTTTCTGCCCCTCCTTTACCATACAAAACTTCTGAAATTGCTGCCCACTGCATACTCGCACCTCGCATTATTTGTCGGTTGATTCTTTCTCTAACCTGTTCGATGTTTTCTGTATCGGGCGTTATTCCGATGAATGAATGGTATTCAGCCATCTTTTCTTCATCTTCAATATTCTTTTCAATTAACTGAATTTCTTCTTTTGCTAAGTTATTGCATCTCATCAAAACACATTCGGGAGGCCACGGCGCACCTGATAATTCAAGGGATTTAGACTTCTTCAAATCCTCTCGCCATTCCATCCAAGTTGGAGGTTTTGTTTCATAGAAGGTTAGCCATGTTCCTTGATCCCCTTGGTCTTCATTCAATTGAGTCATCGCCAACCCTGGGTCTTTCCTTTTCATTTCTGGAATTATTGCTCGGTAAACTTCTCTAAAGGTGGCGATTGGCATGTCTTCGAGTCTTTCTCTAAGTTGCCTCAGTCCTGAAAATCGGTCATATGTCAGCCCATCCATGTCCCTGCCCCTCTTAGCCGCCATCTTTGCTTGAACCATATTCATTATTGTCCACACGTTGTAGTGTCTGGAACGAGTCAATTTTTCTGCCCACTTTTTTTGGTCTTTCGAAACTGCACCTGACCTCAAAGCAAGTGGTACTTCGTCATAAACTTCGAGCAGTGGAAAGTTTGCCTCTTGACGGTCTGTTACGAACCAATCAGGACACCTAAACCATCCTGGCTCTGCTGGGACATAGCCATTTACATCGCCGTAAACATATACCCGAGGGTCGCCGTATTCGAACGACAACTTCCATTCTTTCGCTTCATTCAGCCATGTTTCGGCCATCCCATAACTAAAAATCGATTTTCCTTGGCCTCTATCGCCAAAAACCCAAAGAATTTCGCACTTCCTTTCGCATGTAAAACCAACCTCAAGTAGTCTTGAGGGATAAAGGATAAGTGGGGCGTTATTCTTTGTACCACTACCATCCAATGTATTATCTCTACCTACTGGAATGATTTTGGTCCAAGAAGCCCAGCGATTGAAAAACCATTTCAAGGTGGTCATATCTGTCCCTCCTTGGCAATATGTTCTGTAAGCCCTCCGAAGTGTTGCAAATATTTCTGGTGGCATTCCTCTATCGATACAAGCTCTATTGAAGTCGTCCCAACTCAAGAATTTCTCTCCGCCTGATTTAGCCATTTTTACACCCGCATACATTCAAATGAATTTCACACTTCAAACAAAACCATTCACCGCAATCACACAACACAACCCAATTTAACGATGGGTGTACCTTTTGGCTCGGGTGAATGTAAATTTCATTCCTCCTGGTCACTGCCATTTTTAATCAAATCTCCCTCGTTAAGTTCTGCCAATTCAAGTAGTTGATCCTCAGTTAAAACCGAGTCCAGGCTTTCAAGAATAGTTTCTGTATCCATTTGTTCATCTAAGTTAGATTCAGGCAAGCAATCTATGCAACTTTCAACCATGTACATTCCGTCTTCGTCTTCAGCAACAACATAAGGTTTGACCATATTGCAATATGGGCAACGTCCTGTTGGTATGTCCTGGGGAGTTGGTCGCAAGTGGTTGCCTTCTTCTTCATCCATAGCCAATTCTCGCATCATTTCTTGGTCTGCAATCATTTCCCTCATCGCTGCATTATCTGCAACTCTCTGCTCATGGGCCATTGCTTCGGTTCTCCTTCTTTGCATTTCTGCTTCTGCCGATGAAAGCACCGTTGATAATGATTCTTTGTCGTGTTTGTTCTTGGAAAACAATTTGGCTAAATCCTCTGTGTTAGCGCCCATCTGAGTCAATTGCATAAGGGACTGGGCAAGTTGAATTTGAAGTTTGGCTGTCGTTTCTGCGAGTTCCGCCTGCCTTATTGCTGAAGCCATCGCTATATTTTTTGGCTCGAGGTATTCTAATTGCTGCCTCGACATACGCATTGCAACTGCTTGAGCATAATCTCCTAAATCATCAGGCCACATTGCCCAATGGATCAATATACCATTTTCTAAGGGCATCCCTACTTGTTCCAAAAAAGAATGTTCTGCCGATGCTAATTTTAACCAAAGGATATGTTTAGCCCTTGGAGGGAGATATGACCATGAATCCGTCATAGAGAGAATCATGGTGTCAATAAATCTAAACTGATCGTTTAGCCTATCGGCAACGGGAACCATGAACAAATCTCGGCCACTTCTCGGTTGAGGTCCTGATGGTCCGTTATTCACTTTTTCAACCCTCCAGGTAATACCAACCGTTGATTATAGTTGCAAATGAAATCCATAGCACGTAAGGAACGAGAAGATATGCTGCTGTCGAGTTGTATGGATAAATTAACACAACGTATGCAATGGAAAAGGCAACCATGCCGATTATGATTAAGAATGACATGAAATAGTCTGACTCATCAAAGAATGACGCCCATATCAAATTCAAAGCGAGTTGAAATCCAAACAAAACAAAGATTTCAGCAGGTATTTTTTCTCTGTCATTCCAAGCTACTACAATTGAAAAAAGCATTGTAGCATAAAGGAAAAACCATACAGGTCCAAATATCCAAGAAGGAGGTTGAAACCAAGGCTTGTTTGCAGCATCGAAACTCAATCAACCAACTCCATCGATTTGATCCATTTGACCTGCAACATATCTTTGTGAAATCTCTTCGAGTTGTTGTTCCCTAAATCCTTGTCGCATTGCGAGGTCTTCCTCGGCAGCAATTTGGCCTCTTGACATAGAACCTGCCGTAGTCCTAAACTCAATGTCAACATCTTGTCCGTCAATCTCAAGCACATTTGCAGTTATGTGAACGATGTTTCTATATCTGGATGCTATGTCTTTCCTAACGCGTAATATTTTCTTATCCCTTCGAGTCATTATGAAGTGTCCTCCTGTGTCCTCAATTCGCCTTAAAGTGGTGATTCTCGGAATACCTGGGTCGTTCTCCACCCAATGTAGTTTAGGCCGTGAATTTTGAAGTACAAAGGACGCAATCATTCCAATAGTAGTGAAAAATCCAATGTAAATCATTATTTCGAATCTGGAGAAGGTAGGCGTTGCGAAAAATGATTCCATAGGGCCGTAAAACCATGCCCCAAATGCTCCAAGCGGGACGGCAATCCATCCCAAAATAAGTATAATACCTGCAAAAATTAGGCCAGTAGCCCAACCCTCAATCCTTGCACCCTCTCTGTCTCCTGGGTTCGATTGGTCTTGTTGTTGCTGTGGTTGAGCAGGCATTCCGAGCAATTGTTGCATTAGCATTGGATCATCAAATAACATATCTTCTTCTGGCGGTTGCATTTTACCATCTCCTTCCATAACGGTTTTGTCTATCCCAATATTCTTTTTCCTGTTGCTCTCTCAATCTTCGTTCTCGTCGTCGTTGAGACCATCCAGGCATATTGTCTGTGCCATCGTCTTTACGTTGTCTCAGAGATTGTTCTCTAAATTTATTGTAAAAAGCAAAGCATCCGACTAAAATCATTGAGGCACCTAATATTCCAACTAAAATTGATGCTGTGCCGACTAACGAGCTTACGGGTTCAACTCTCTTCAAATCTCCGAATATCCAAACGTAAGGTGAACCATGGACCGTTAATCCCGTTTCATCTGCTCTTTCGTAATTCATCCATCCGTTTTCATCGACTACATTGTATCTTACTGCAAGGTAGCCCTCGGGCACATCGATTTGCAGATACGATCCATTAGTCTTGTAGGTTTTACCAGGGAGAACGGATATTCCTGAATCCAGATATTCTTGAATTGTTAAATTTACATACTTTTGAGTTGGAGTCAAAATGAAATCACCGCTTGACAAAAAACCAGCAGTATAAGTTTGAGGCGCATATGTGACCCTCATAGTTTGACTCTCTGTGGTCGAGCGAAGCCCTCCCGCCTCCCCATAACAAAAGATGTAATATTTACCCACGTCATCTATGGCTGGAAATGTAATTGTTGAACGAATGCCAGGTTGAACATTCACGCTTGATTCATACATAACTGTGCCATTTTGCCATCTCACTTCAGCGTAAACATCAATTGCTGACAATGAAGGTTTATCATTTTCAAATGCTAATGCTTCGACTACAATTTGTACTTGTCTATCGTTGGGATATTGTATAGCAGTATCCAATCTCATCTGCACATCTTGAATGGCTGCTGATGATGTAGGAGTAAAAATTACAATCAACATGAAGGTAACGATTATTTTTCTCAATTACCAAGCACCCCTGATGTTGCCAACCAATAAACGAAGTCCAAGAATAACCTAAGAAGTATGCCATATAATGCTCCTATCGCTGCAAACCTAACTGAGTCGAATTTTATTGTTCGCATTATCCAAGTAACAAATCCGAGAACGACGATTACAGCGAGAATACCAGCACCATCGCCAAATTCTGTTGCTGTCGAAATCATTTCTGACATTCCGCCAAATGTGTTGCTGATCCATTCCAAGAATAAAACTGCAAATTGGACAGAAAGGTTGAATCCGATAATTAAAGAGGATAAATAGACAATCATCCCCCAGCCTTCTCCTTTGGCGTTTCGCCACGTCGCTGCTGCTATGATTGTGATTAGCACGACGACTGCAATAACAACTGTTTCCGGTGTTTGTAGTTCCAAAATTCATTCCTCCTTCAGTTTGAACTCAACGTTTCCAACACAAGTTCCAATTTGAAAATCTGTATCTGTATCTGTATCTGTAACGCAATTACACCCTGGCGGTTTGAACTCAGGCAATGGTTGACTATTGCCCAACCAACCGCAATAGCACGCTGAATCAATGTCAAGCGGTTCTTCACCTGGGTTGAACCATGTATCATGTCTTGATTCGAGTTCCGATTTTGCCATCTCTATTTGCTCTTCATAAACGGGGATATAGGATTCATCTTCTCCCTCGATAGAAAGCAGTTCTTCTTCATAGTGTCGTATCCATTCGTTGATTTGTTGGTTTGACATTTTCTCATATGTCAGCTCTGGATTGAAATTTTCTTCAGCATATATCTCTTCTTCAGAAATTATTCTGCCTCCGTGAATATTCTCAAGGGATCTAAGCCATTCGGAATCGTCATTCCAGTTTTCTATAACATTAACTTCAGAATCAACATGAACGGCATTAGTCAGGTTTTTGCCTTCGTTACCGTGTGATTTGACTTTGAATGTTTGACCCTCATCATCAATGATGTAAGCAACCACTTCATAACCCATGGCAAGTGCATCGCTAATCAAAGTATCAAAAGACGGTAAATCGTCTAAATCCATTATAACGAGGATTTGTCCCTGTGTTTATCAAATGTTCGGGATGAGAAGGAATTGGGGTGCTGGTTGGTGGATGAAAGCAAACGGAGGCAATCCTGAAACGAATAAGCCCCCCTAAACGTCAGGTATGATAGGTGTCCCACTTCCCCAGCAAATATAGCCAGAGGTCGTCGGCATTTATTGGTTTTGATTTAATTATCTCTAAAATACGGGTCTTTTGCGATTAGAGAGTCTGAAACTTCTTCAATCGCTCTTTCCCAACGCTTCTTCATTGAATAGGTGGGTTGCTTGAATTCACAAATCTGCATAAATTCTTTCTCGAGTTGTTTATCGAGGCTTTCAGTTCTTAGACCAGCATTTGTAGTTCCAAGATAAACCCCGATTATACCATATATTCTCTGCCTCATCTCCCTTCTTTTCATTTAATTTCACCTCTCTTGCCTCCCCATTGGGATGCTTCCGTGGTTCCCACTACGATTTTATGAGAATAAGAAGGTTTTGACCAAAAATAGTCATAATTAGGGGCTAAAATGCAGTGAATGGTGAACTGCTCTAATATTCGAAGAACCTGGGAGGGTTGCTAAATCGAACGGATCAATGGAGTATGTGAGGCGCGAAATCCTGGCGTGTTTTTTTCAAGAAATGTGCTTCAAAATCTCCCGCCTCAAAAAGCCAAATAATCTTCTCTGTATCTCGTTCTGGAATCTTCCCTAAAAAAAAAAAAAAAAAAAAAAAAAAAAAAAAAAAAAA